GCACACTCGACCAGTATCCTGTCTCGGCACGCCCCTATAGCTCAGTTGGTAGAGCTACGGACTTTTAATCCGCAACTACCTTCCAGACAGGAAGCCATCAACGCAGGTTAACGGCTTTTAGAGCGTAGCAGTGTTGCGAGTCTCATCACAACTCTCATCTATCGCTATCATCTATGCAGCTAGGGCGCGGTTTTATACACAAATCGACACGCCCGAGTCAAGGATGGGACTGTGAGAACTTTATGAGAAAAACTCTTAAAGTTTGGGAGTGTTCCCCCATCTGGATAGCGTCTTAATTGGACAGTCGCGGCACGCGGCGTACCCGGCAGACACACCGTGGCTGACGGCCTAGCGCACCGGCTGGGGCGCGCAATCAGTAAACGAAACCCCGCGCACAAACACACGCGTCCAATGCCAACTGAGAGAACATTCAAATTCTCATCCCGGATACAAAAGCAACCACCTACAAAACAGTAGATAAGTCACAAACAAAACCGGTTGTCGCCTAGTCAGGTATGTCACTTGACAAAGATCGCATGAGAGTGATTAGCATGTACACGCCACGTACAAACGGCCACCAACCGGAAGGAAAACCAACATGGCACGCAAGACCATCATCGAATACGTAGACGACACTGACGACACCCGTTCAGCAGATGAAACGGTTGAATTCGGTATCGACGGCGTAACCTACGAAATCGACCTGGCCACCGTAAACGCCGACAAACTGCGCGCGGACATCAACAAGTGGGTAGAAAGCGCGCGACGCGTCAGTGGCCGCAGCCGACGCGGAAATGGGCGGCGGTCCACTCCTAAAATCGACAGGGAACAAACCGCAGCCATTCGTGAATGGGCATCAAAGAACGGGCACAAGGTATCCACACGTGGGCGCGTACCTAGCGGCATCGTTGACGCATACAACGCCGCGAGCGGTGCTCAGGTCACGGCTGAAATCACCGACAAACTCAATGGTCTAGCTGAAGAAAAGCCGCCAGCGCGGACACGTCGAACCAAGGCCACCGCCAATGCGGGCGGGGAGGCTAAAGACTCCTAACTAATGGGTTGGTTAGGTGGTTGAAAGGGTAAGGCTGGGAGTCCCCGAACGCTCTCAGCCTTACCCCCAACCAGAAATAAGGGGGGAACATGAAACCGGTAATTGTTGGCGAGATTGGATCAACTGCTCACGGCCTCGGTACAGCCGAGTCGGATCACGACTACATGGGCATCTATCTCGACCCACCCACAGCCCTACTAGGTAACAAACCCGAGCTTGGCGCGGTAAGAGACCGGGACAAGGACGAAGGCGTCAAATCGGAGGCCGGAGATTCCGAGACCACCTATTACGGGCTACGCAAATACGTAAAGCTGGTCACCGAGGGAAACCCGACAGTGATGACCCTGTTGTTCACGCCGGTTCTTAAAGTCAAAGACTCAATCGGACTACAGAACGTCCGCGATATGTTCCTGTCTCGGAAACTCGCTGCTCGACACATCGGCTATGCGGACAGCATGCGAGCGCGGCTAACTGGCGAGCGCGCCCCACGCACCAATCGTCCAGAACTCGTCGCTAAGCATGGCTACGACACTAAGGCCGCGTTCCACGCTATTCGGCTGCTCATCCAAGGCCACGAAATGCTCACCAAGCAGACGATGACCATGCCCATGGAGCACGACGAACGTCACTATCTACTAGACATTCGGAACGGTCTTGTGCCCGAGCCGACCGTTCTCCGCAGTATCGACACGTATCGGGCGCGCATCGTCGCAGCTGAATCAAGATCGCCATTGCCGCCCGAACCTGACTACGACAAGATCAACTCCTGGCTGATCACAGCCCACGCCCAACACTGGTCAGGAGAACCATGAGCCCCCGCGTCTTCATTGGCATCGTCGGAGCAATCCTCTTAGGCGTCGGGATATCTCTTGCTTGGTACGGCACCTCTGTCACAGCTGCCGGCCGAACCATTGAATGTGGAACCATCCGCCACCCGGACACTCCGGGCTCATGGGAAGCGCATATGAAGTCGCGTCAAAGTGACCCCACGCCAACGGATTACCGGGCGTTGTGCGCAGAGAAACGGGAGACTGTCAAATTCTTTATGTTCGGGTTAGCCGCGATTGGAGCCCTGACGGTCGTCGGTGCGGTGTTCGTCAGAAAGGCAGAACCCGTGAATATTGAGTGAACGCCCAGTTAGATCCAGTGGGCCAGGAAGGCGACCAAACCAAACCCGGCCCACTGGTAGTACCCAACCAACCACGGTGGTACCTGCGTTTGACGGTACCTCATTTTGCTGCGCTTGCAATCGGGATCGTGGCAGTGTTCTCCCCCACAGGCCCCGTCTGGCCTAAGCCACCGCCACTTCCGGCGAACTGCCCTGGCCACCCCACGAAGGTGGACCCGAGGTGTGAGCGTTCCGGCGCTAACTGGCAGAAACCCACCACTCAGTGACTTAGCTAAGCCCTTATTGCGCTAACCGTAGCCCTTACTGGTCACTACACGTATAGTCCACGGTAATCAGTTCCGCAGGGAAGGGCGGCAAATCGTGGGCGGTGTGATTAAGGCTGACTTGGACGCCTTAGATCGGCTCGGTAAGCAAATCGATGCCTTGGCCGTTGAGCTGCGCGCCGACATCCCAACCGGCGGCGCGGCCTCCCCTGGCGCGAGCCCAGCCCTGGTAGCTCTACAAGCACTAGCTACCGAAGTTTTGCCTAACGTCGGTCATGCGTTTGTGGGGTGGATGGGGGCGTTCAACGATGTGCGGGGCGCGTTCCTGTCCGGGGTGATCGAGACCGAGGAACACGGCATGGCCGTGATGCGTTCGATTGGCAATATGTCTCAGCATCCGACTCCGCGCGGCTAAGGGTCTGCGGTGTCGGGGCCAACGAAGTCGGTCATTCTCGGGATCGAAGCGGGCTCGTATCGGCCTCTGCTGGATGCCGTGCACGCCATGGCTACCAAGTACGAACAGCACGTCTCGACGTTCAAGGGCTATGTCGAGAAGCCCGGTGGCACCGCATGGGAAGGGCAGACCGCCGAAGCGGGCCAGGCCAATGCCGGTGATGGTTGGAAAGTCGCGGCCCGGATTCAGGACTTAGACACCAAGTTTCAAACAACTGCTGGTATGGCTGTGGATCACACGATTGTGCCGGAGTTGATCAACTGCCAGCAGATGATTCATAACGCGGAATCCCAGCGCGATAAAGGGGTCACGCTCACCGAGGATCTGGTGATGGGCTACAACCCCCCACCGGGGACAAGTGAGAAGCTGGCCGAAGAGAACGCCCAACTCGTCAAGGTCAGAGGCGAGGAACTTAAGGAATCCGCCCGCAAATGGCATGAGGCCGAGCAAGAGGTTAAGCGCCTGGCCGAAGGCGTGATGCGCGATATTGAGAACGAAGTCAACGGTGCGGCAGGCACTTTCGATATCGGCAAGGCGGTTAAGGACACCGCACCCGGTAAGCGTGACGCGGCGCAGGACGGGAATTTCTATAAGGACTGGTACCCCAAGAAGACCGATCCGGCCTCGGTTGATTCTGGTGCGGGGACGCTGGCGGATTCGGTGGACCGCATCAAGAATCCGCCGACAACCCCGACCGCTGCCACTGCTCCGGTTGATCCGAATGCCCCGCAGTATGGCCCGTTCGCCAAGGACGCTATCGACAAAACGAAGTTGGGTGGTATCGGGGAAAGCCTTACGTACATCAACCGTAACGACAAGCCACCGGAAGAGCACAAGCCATCGGCTGCTGAGCGTTTCAAGTCCGACATTTCCGAGGGCATCGACAAGGGTGTCGATAAGTTGATCGCGCCGATCACCGATCTGCGGGACCGTCTCGGGTTGGGCGACAAGGGTTTTTGGGAGGCCAATGAAGAGGCCGGAAGGCGCGAATGGGAGTCCTTCAAACACCAAGTGACCACCCCGCCGATTGTCGATATCGCCCAGGAGGTCAAGCACAACATCGACAACCCCGGCAATTACGTCGGGGAAAGACTGGTAGAGGGCGGTGCGCTAATGGCAGGCGGTCCCGAGGGACTGTTGCCGCGCGCTGGACTTGAAGGGTCTGCCGCACATCTAGGCAGCATGCACCCAGACCTTCCGGCCCCTGGCGCACTCCATGACACACCAGCACCCGCACACACCGCAGAACCCCCACCCGGCGCAACCCACCCCGCACCCGTCGCGGATCACCCAGCACCCGCAGGCGGTGACCATTCCACTCTGAATCACGTCAACACCGAATCAGGTGGTACCGGCGCATGGAACCAGGAACTCAACAAACCAGCGCCAAACACTCATTACAACGTCGATAACCGATTTGAATACACGACAGACCATTTGGCTCGGCAGCACGAAATGGACGCCAAACTCGGATTAGACGGCGCTAGCGATCGGAACGGTTATCAGCAGCGCATATCCGGTGGTGACGACCGGCTACCCGGTGACCATGGCGGGCACATATTCGGGTCGCAATTCGGTGGTCCCGGCGAAGCGATAAACCTTGTACCGATGCAAGACAAGCTCAACCTTGTTGGTTACGCAGGTTTAGAGAATGAGTGGAAAACACTATTACAGCAAGGTAGGCAGGTAGAGGTTCACGTCGATATAGAGTATCCTGGTGATTCAAGAAGGCCAGAATCGTACTATGTAGAAACGTATGTCGATGGTAAGCTCTACAGCACGCGAGACTTTGATAACAACTAAGGAGGCATTCAGTGACCGATGAACCTCCGTATCTTGTTCGGACCGCTCGCATCCAAGAGGACGCCGGTAAACTCCTTTACTATATGCCGCCCGAAGACGGTTGGACGTCACGAACGCTGGAATACCGTAAGGTAGGCCCCGTTGGCGAGGCTGTAATTACCAGCGCGTTCGCGGACGGTACAACAGAACCCCTCCCGGTTCCCCGTGAACTTATCCGCGTGATGAAAGATCTGCGTCATGAGATGGCCGAACAAGGCAAGGGCGCGTGGCTGTCAACCGTAATGAGAGTTGACAATAAGGGGCAAATGAATTGCTCGTACAACTACGACGAGAAACCGACTTGGCTCGCTCCGATCGAGGACAAAGCTTACGTCATGGACTTAGAGAAATACCCTCGGCCAGACGAAGCGATACCCCCATGGTTGCGACAGCTGATTAACGGTTAGATACAAAAAAATCGGGCGGGCTAGTGCACCCCTGGGGAAACCAAGAGGGGAAACACTAACCCGCCCGAAATCTTTCCTAAGCCGCCGTCACATCTTTAGCGTCGCTTAGGCTGATCAACCGTTTAATATGGTCAATCCTAAAACCACTCCAACTCCACGTAGCCTTATCGCCACAATCAACCACCACCACCGGAAAACTCAAATGCCCATCAGCCTTAAACGCTGAAATCTGCGCATCCGTCGCCGTCACCGACCTGTAGGGAACCCCCTTAGAATCCAACTGGACCTTAGTAAGGCGGCAGCCCTGACATGGGGCGTCCGGTGAATAAATAGTTACCTCCAAAGCTCAAGTTCCTTTTCTAGCCCACGCTCCCGCATCCACCGATCACGAAACGCAAGAAAAGGCAAGTGAGGCTCAAAAGTCCATCCATTAGCAGCCGCCAAAAGCTCATGCCTGTGATGCCATTCCTGGTCCGCGAGCATGTACGCGAAATAACACTCATCCCGATACAACAATGACCTGACTTGGCCGTCTAGGTATCCCACCTGACGGCGCAAACCATCCGCCTCTGCCTTAGAGATAGCGCGCCGGGACCGGATGAACTTCCCAACCGGCCCCAGCGCACGACTAACAGAGTCAAAGGTCAAAACCAGGAAACGGACACACACGTAAATGCCGAACAGCAGAGCCGCAACCAACGTGAGCGTCGGCCAATTCTCAGATAGCAGCCTCGCCCAATCCGCTTCCAAACCTCACCGCCCTACTGAATATCGTCAGTAGAATCGATCAAGTCAGCAACACTCGGATTGGTCAGATACAGATGCAGCGCCTTAACCGCCAAACCCACCGCAGCCAGCGCGCCCGCCAGCTGCGCAGGCAACCCTGCCGGGACCGCAGCCACCAGAACCGTTAACGCCCCGAGCACAACCACCGCAGTCTTACGCAACTCTGACGGCTTCCGACCAAATACCTTCATCTACTCCCCCTTATCGTCATCCTTAACCTGCGAGCGCCGCGAACGAACACCCGCCTTATCGGCCACCGCCTCAACAATCGGTGCCGAATACTCCGTCAGCCCCTCAGCGACCTTGCCCGCAGCAACACTCGACCCGCCCCCATCAACCTTGATTTGGAACTTCGCGGCTGAATGCAACCGCACCCCGCCAATCGCCAACTTTGCCGCAGCCAGCGTGTGCAGCCAGCTCGCACTACCGACCGACACCACAACGGAAATACTCTTGAGCTTCCCGTTATCGGCGGCATGCTTAGCCCATGCATAGTTGAAGCGAAAATGCTTGTCTACCTTCCCATCTGCAACAGCTAGCAGCGTCACCCTGTCGCCAGTGAACGAATCATCCAGCGTCTTAATCTGCTGGTCATAAATCAACAAAACAAGTTCCCCCTAGTTAGGCCGCAAGCATCCTCGCGGCATCAGCGTTCAACGTATTAATTGCGTGCTGCACTGCTGTAAGCCCCGGCAACACCTCAAGCTCCCCGTAGCGGACATGCGCGTTAGTAACAGCGAACTTGGCCAGCCGAAACAACGCATCAATCAACCCGATCCCCCCTGTAACCGGATCGCTAAACAGTTTCATCAACTGGCGCATAAGCGATGGGTCACCCGTCAGGGCCGAGATGATGTCCCGGCCAGGGTCATGGATCTGCATCTTGGTTAGCGCCTTGTAGACCGCCCGCATGTTCGTCCCGCCCTCGGTGTTGTCTGGGGTCGTGCAATACATGTCGCCGTCCAACGCGTAGTCCAGCATCTTCACAGAAGCCGGAACCGTGAACCGGATACCCGATATCCCGGAACCGCCCGGATCGCGGCCCACGCACACGCCTGGCTGCCGCGCAGGGTCACCGAATGCGACGTACCAGAGGCAGTCCTTAAGACGGCCCGCTAGCCGGCCACCGATCAACTCAATAAGCACCCGAGCCACCACCTCGGCCCCCTGGCTGTACCCGCACAACGCGAACCGGCCCGGCGTAATTTCGATAAGCCGAACCAGCTCCTCGACACCAACCGCTACCGACTCCTCGTATGAAGGCGCGGGGCCACCACCGACAGGCCCGAATGACGCCGGATAGTTGACCGGCTGCCAGAACCAGTAAGCCTTATCCAGGCCGTTGGCCACATCCGCCGGAAAGCCTGACCACATATCTGCCCAAGTACCGGCAACAGTGAACAACGTGAGCGGGCCACGCTTAGGAGGCTGTGGTGACGGCACCACATACGAGCCCAAGCGGATACGGATCGCCAAGTTCGCAACCGCATCACCTTTAGGGTCAAACACAATCGGCAGTCCGACACGTCGGCAAAACTCACTGATCGCCCAGGCCGTCGCCTTTGTGTAGGTGTCGCCCAACTCGACGCCAGCGGTACGCGCCCACTGGTACTTGTCGTGCAACTTCTGATTGATCGCCTCGACCTCAACGCACTTATCCCCGACGCCATAGCCGATCCAATTACCGTTAGCATCCTTCATTACGCCGCCGCCTTAAGGGCTGCAACCGCATCAACAAGCGAAAGATTCTCGCCCGCAGCGTTTTTCCCAAGCTGCGGCCAACCCTTACCCTCCGGCCCGCGTAGCTGCTCCCAAATCTCGCGGATCATCACATCGGTAGGCGGGTAATTGAATCCTGGTGTGGCCGTGTCGTTTCCGGCGTACTTGTTCACAGCTGCCTCAAACACATCCCACGGGAAACCATCACCGACGTCGGTATGCGAGCCCCATTTAAGAACCTGAGTCACATACCGGTGATCGGAGATGCCAGCCCCCGCCTTATACGGAGGCTTAATTACCGTGGCGGGAATCCCATACTTGCGGCAGTCTTGCACAGCCAGGTATGCGGCAACATCAATAGCCTTACCTGCATTTTTCAACCACTCGGCGCGGGTCCATTTCGCATAAGAACCCGCAAAGCAATAATTGATAGAACGGTTATTACCATTACCAACTGACCAGGACGCCAAATCGGTATCCACGCAGTCAACCACTGTGGTGCCGCCATCCGATGCCTGACTTAGCACATTGTGGTAAGAGACCGGATTAGCACCCCCCTCTGTGCTGCAAATATATTTGGCAAGGTTATCGGCTGCATCATCACCGCCACCACCCTCTTGCGTGTGCAAAAGGATCAGATCAATTTTTGTATTGCCGCGACTCTGGTTATTCTTAGTCCAGTTCGCGTACTCATTAAAGTCTGGCCTATCGACCAAAACATCCCCCTCTAGCCTGTTATATAGCGCGACAGCCTCGGCGAAACGCTGGTCATAACGCTCAGGAAAGTCCGACTGTTGAACCTGCTGTGCGAAACTCCCCGGCGACCGCGACGCATCGTTATAAGGCAACTTCGCAAGCCGATCAAAGAACAACCCCGCCGATAGAGTCGGATTCATACACGTAGCACAATCCGCCCACCACCAGCCATAAGGCCCCATCACAATCTGCTGCTGGAACAGCCCCACCGAATAACCATCGTCACCCACCGCATCATGCGGATAATTGAATGACTCCGGCACCTTCCCATTGGCCCACATCTTTAACGCAGACTCGACTATCGCCGTCGCCAAACCAATCTGAATACCGCGCGCAGTAATCCCTCTACGCTTGCCCTCCGCGATAATTGCGCGGGCATAATCATCCCTAGACGCCATCCTTAGCCTCCCAAGCGGTAGGCTCAACACCCGGCGACAACAAAGCCGTATTCCAAGACAAGCCCGTATAGCGGAAACCCTCGCCATGTGGCACAAGGTTGTCCGTATCCGTCCACGAAATGACCGGCGTCAAAGCCGTACCCTTATAGCAGGCAATCGTGTTAGACAAAAAGTTGTACTTAACCGAATAAACCTCACCATTAGCGGTGGTGTTATTTACCGGATCGCCCCGATAATCCCAGCCAAGCGGCCCCTTGCCAGTAATAACATGCAGCTTGTTGTTAATAACGCCAGTCTCAAACTGGATACCCAAATAATTCTCAAGCGCATAGTCGCCGCAGACAATCACGTTCAACTTACCGGCACCAACATTCAGCACCTTAAGGTTGATCGTCACAGAATCCATACTCATAGGCCAACGCCACCGAGCACACGCCGACGTAAACAGCGAATAATTCGGACCCATCGAAGGATCTTGCGAAATCAACTCATGTGTATGAATGCCAAGTGACCCCAAGCCATTACCAAGTGGCTGCCACATCGGCCCGATATACTTACCCCTGAAATCTGCCGTGTACTGACGTGCAGCATCCTCCGGCGAAATAACCTTAGACAACGGATAGCGCGATTCCTTACGAACAACAATCCCGTACCTAAGCTTATGGACACGCCCATCCGGGTACGTCACCAAAATATCGAAATGCGTCCCATGCGGAAGCCCTTTGACCGCAGGCTCGTCCTCTGTAAAAGCAACTCCCGTAGCACCTATCCGGCCCTCAAACTGAGCCAAGACGGCCCCCACATCATCAGTAAAGACAAGCTGCGCTTCCGTTCCCTGCGGATACTTACCGCGCAACTGCCATTCGGGAATATCCAAACCAGACCCCGCCGACAAGCAAATAGTGTCCAGCGTAGGGTCAAATCCCAACACCTAATAACCCCCCTACGGCAATTAGACAGAGACGCCAGTAAGTCCCTCCGGCACCTCAATAAAACGGTCATCCTCGGCCACAGTCGAAAAACGCGACATAGCATCCACGGACACCTTGTAAACAATTCCGTCCACAACAACTCCCCTGTCTTCAAAGGCGACAGTGGTAATACGGCTCTGCTCATCCACCACCGCGAAACGGCTGTCGGGCAGAACGGCCACAAGGCGAGACGCACTCGGTACGTCAACAATCTCGCGTGGCCGGCCATCTTGAACCCACGTGGACGCCACAACGGCAAGGTCGGCAGCTGCCGCCAAGACCGCAGCTAGCGAGGCCGAAAGGGCAGCAGTAACGCCGAAGTCCGCAGAGGCGAGCCGGTTAACGACGGCTGCCGCTGTCAATGCAGCAGACACCGTTAGGTTCGCGTCCCCCACAGCACCAGAGGTCGCTTGCGGGTTAAGTCCGACTGCGACGTTCAGCGCCGCTGAGCCATGCGTAGTGCGCCGAGCGTCGGCGGACATGAAAGCCATTACGGCCAAGTCAGCCGACACCCGCGCGGACCGCTCCGCAGCCGCCGTGAACATCGCGGAAATCGGCAGTACCGCAGACCCCGACAAACCATTTGAGAGAGCTGCCGAGAGCACCGCCGACACCGCCAGCCCAGCACTGAATGACTGGCCCAACGACACGGCAACCTGTGGAACCATCGTCACAGCCAGATCGCCAACCAGAATCTTCGTCTTGGTGGTGTCAACATCTGTCGATACAGAGATAGCTAAATCCGTTGACCCGTAGGTAGTTCGGAAAGCCGAGCCGCTAAGCACAGTGTTTACGAATAGCGCAGACATAGCCTTGTGGTTATTCGTCGGCGTCATAGTGGGTGAAGCCGTCACACTCACATCTGCGCCCATTGACTGCCCCCGCGAACACCTAGCCGCCACCGCAGCTGTAACCACCAAGCTGGCGTTGGCAGTCCACGCAATCGGCGCATACCAAGCGTAAAACCACACTTGCCCCGCTCCACCAGGTTGACCGGGCTTGTAATTGCCTATAGGGCCAAAGATGCCGCCCGTGCCAGGACCGCCGCCGCCACCGGGCGAATTGCCCGGCTTGTTCGCCGCAGCTGCCTCACCCCCGACATAGGTATTGCCGTTGTACGTAACGTTTCCCGGCGACTCGCCCGGAGTATCCTTACCGTTGCCCGCATAAGCGCCCGCACCGCCCGCGCCACCGCTGGCTGTGGTTGTCGCGCCATTGAAGGTCGCCGTGGAGTCACCACCACTACCACCAGACTTCTCGACCTTTCCAGCCTCACCGCCGCCGCCAACTGCCCAACCGACAGACGGAACCGCCCACGAACCGCCATCTGGACGCACCAAAGTGACTGTCTGCCAAGTACCTTTCTTGCCGCCCTCTCCAGTAGTGCCCTGACCTCCGTCACCACCACCGCCACCACCGCCACCACCGAGCAAGATCACGTCAACCCGATTCGCCTCGGGTGGCAGTGCATATGAACCGGAGCCAGACGTATAAGTAGTCAGCCCCAACGCCACTTACGCCGCCAAAGGCCCCAACGTCACACCCGCAGAAACAAGCGTCAACGTGTCCGTCGCAACCACATTGCGAGGCGCAGCCAACGGGGCAGACCACAGAAAATTCCCCGCCGTCGCATCATCCCAGAACGACACATACTTAATCGTCTCCGTCGCCGTCATCGTGAATTGCGGATTAGTACCCGTAAGCACAATCGCACCATTCGCAGCGGGCGAATACGCTACCTGAATCCGAGTTGCAACAACCGATGCATTCGCAGTCCCGTTAGGCCCCGGATCGTCCAAATGCAACCTGGCATAGACCCCCGCCGGTGGCGTAAAAGCGGCACCCCTAAGAATGTTAAGCCACTTATTGGCCAAGTTAACAGCACTCAAGCCGCTAGCCATAAATACCCCTATTCAATTGTTATTAAATTATGAAACGAAAGCTACCGCTTTATATTGCCATCAGCATCCCTGACCTCGGCCTCAGCCCAAGTCACAACCTGTAACACAATCTCGTCATTCTGATTCTCTGCCATCACATGTCCTTACAGTCAATAACAAAAGACCGATCATCTTGACGCCCGCCAGCCGTCGTCACATGAACCGTGACCTGGTAAGACGAGCCCGCGACACCGCCCGACAACCAAACTGTCACCTGGGAACCCGCGAAAGAAACAGAGTCCACTTTCAAAGCGCCAGTCGGCGTAACAGTAGCCGCTACCTCAGAAATAGCGTCGCCCATTTTCGTAAGCCACGGTCCCCAATCCACAGTCCAATCCAAGACCGCCTGCGGATCTTTCTTAAACTTCCCCAAGGTCGCTACAAGCGCCACCTAAGCCCCCAATCTAAAACAACCCAAGCCAGCGACGAACTCGCGTCTTAACAAGCCACCAGCCCACAGACAACCTCACCCGCCATTCATAAATTCGGTTCATCGGTCCTCCCAGTCCGCAACCTCATCAAACGAGCCATAATGCCCGCCATTATCAATAGTCATCACCGCCCACGACATAGGCCCTGAACCGTTTTCACGCTTGATAGCAACCGCCGAATCACAAGCCTTAACAGCCCCACGCATATATACGTCCTCGGCCACCTACTCCCCCTTAAGCGAATAACCGAGCGATGCCAACGCGGCTTCGTGACTATCAGCCGCGACACGCGCAATAGGCGTTAGTCCATTTGTAGGATCGCCGTCCGCATCCACAACCTCCGCGTCAACGTTGGACAAAAACACATCAACATTCGGCGGCAAGTGCGATGCCGCAACGGGCACCGTTAGACCCAACGTCTTCTTAAGCGTCCCAACAGAATCCAACGTAGGCTTGGTGACAAGCAAATACTTGCCGTCCGAGCACTTGTAGTGATTCGTCGTAGGACAGAACTGCGGCAACATTCGCGCCACCAATTCAGCCGTAGCCATCAAACCCCCTTACCTGTAGAACAACCACACAACCCCGGCAGCACCAGGGCCACCAGGCCCTTGATTGCCATTGCCATACGTCGCGTTCATTCCGCGCCCGCCACCGGCACCGCCACCACCACCGGGATAACCGCCAGGACCGCCACGGCCACCGTTACCGGCCCGCTGAAATGCCGCACCACCGCCGCCACGGCCACCGCCGCCGCCACCGCCGCCGCCACACTTGGTCAGCGCACCAGCCGAAACGTTCCCGCCCGCGCCGCCATCGCCGCCACTATTGGCGTCCTTACCCGCAGCACCAGCCGTTCCACCCGCCGCCGCGGTGCTCGGCGCACCCGGACCACCTGGAGTCTCCTCGCGACCACCAATGGTGTTTCCGCCAGCGGCACCAAACCCGCCACTTCCCGGCTGAGACGCAGTACCGGCATACCCGAATGTCGTTGCGGTACCACCCGACGAACCGTGTGGACCCGATTCGACAATCACGGCCCCCGTATGAGAACCGTTGGCCACCCGCACATACGAACGGTTCCCCGCCGTAGCAACCTGCACATCAAACGCTGCCGGGAGGTCGGCAACCACCAATTGCTGAACAATGTAAGAGCCATGCAGACCGCCAGGCGACCCCGGCCCCTGAGGCCCATCGACACCCTCGGGACCGTTCTGGCCACCGCCAATCAACACGGCGACCATCTCGGTACATTGCGGCTTAGCCCAGTTCACCTCCGACGACGTAAACGTCCTCACGGTGTAGCCGTTGACTACCGCATCCTTAATCGCCTGAATGGTGTACTGGACCTCTTGCGGGGTGCCCGTACCGCCACCGCCGAACCAACCGTCAAACAAACCCTTAATGACTGAGCCGAGGTCAGCTCCAACCTTCGTCAATCCGTCAACAAGATTGGAAAGAGCATTCGCAAGCCCAGAGACCATCGACTGCGCAAACTGACCAGAGACGATCTTTGACGCATCCAGGCCCGGAATCACCGCAGCCGCCAGCAGGCCAATAACCTTGCCCGCGTCCAAATGCGATGCAGCAGTCAACAACTGACCAATCCAGTCAATCACCTGGTGATCAGTCGAACCAGTAATACCCGTCAGCGCATCCCGCAGCCAGCCCAACCCCAAGAATGAATCGACCGCCTTCTCAAACGCCGTCGCAAGGTCATTCCAACGCTGAGTCACAAACGCGGCAAGCTCAGCTAGGCCGCCCGACTGCCCCGTAATCGCCTTAGTAATAAGCGTGATGAACTGCCCAAGATCCCGAAACCCGTGCAAGATATTGGTGAAAAAGGTCAAAGATGCCTGCTGCCAAGATGTTTCACCCTGAACTTGGTTGCGGTAGTAGTCCGTGACGTTATCCCGCGTCCGCCCCGCCAAACCCGACAAATCGGGGGCATTCCCCTTGCCATCAACCCAATTAGCAAGCCAGCCGCCAGCATCCAAACCGGCAACACCGCTAGGCATGGTCATTAGAGATCCCCCCTCTCCAAACGCTCACGCGCGGCGCTAAGCCGCGAGACGCTATCCAGCAGCCGCCCCTCAAACTCCTTAATCGCCTTCTCGTGATCCCCCGGCTGCACCGCCGCCACCTCGGCCGCAATCGCCGGAAACTGATCAACAGCCATCGCGGCCACGTCCGCAACAACCTCTTCCGGACGCGAATCCGAAAGCCGCCCAACAGAAAAGTTGTTAAGCGGCCCCCCTGCCTGCTCAATCCACTTAGTCTGCTTGTCCGCATGAAACCGGCACCCGAAGTCCCACAACATCTGAGAAAGCGCCGGCCAACACGGTGACGGCACTAGTGGCTGATTAGGGAACTTGCCCCCGCCCCCTCGCGGATCGGGAATACCCGCCGCGAACATCCACGCGAAAGCCTCTTGCGGATCATCCATATCGGACTCTGCCTGAGTCTTAGCCATTAAATTGTTTCCCCCATTTACTTAACTCTGAACCAGGTGAACACCCACGTTGTTCAGAGCTTCACTCATCTTTTTAGCCAAGCGAGCCATACGCTCACCGACAGACATAGCGCGATCAGACTTACCGGCTTTCAACACCCACGAAAGCGGATGCTTACCGTCCGAGTGATCCCACGCCGCTGTCATTTCCTCCAATTGGTTAACCCAAATAATGTGCTCAATTCCCTTAGACTGGACAGTTGAACCGAGCCGCTGCCCAATATCGATATGCAGACCGGGAATAATCCACGAGTCATGCAGAGCCATTAGATGCGTAGTCTCGGAACGGCCCACAAGGAACCCGCCTCGCAGCGCAGCAAGCGCCGACAGAGACCAAGAGTTATTCTCAGCGCCTTGCTGGTACAGCTCCATGTAATGAACCCAGCCAAGCTGAGTCGCACGGCCAGTGTTTTTCCATTCAAGCCACGCCGCAATGGTGCCGACAATGAATGGCATAATCACATCGGCCGCGATATTTCCCGCACTAGAGAAGCCGCCCAGCAAGAAATATCCGAGAAGATTCCCAACAGTTTCGATCACTAGTTTCGCGATAGCATCTGCCGCCGGATTATCGCCACCAACAACAACCGATACGTTCTTTGCAGGCCCCCACGACAAATCGCTCGACTCGATAGGCGTCCACTCGTTATCGCGAACAACCAACCAAGGCATTTTCGCCATGGTCGCCAACCAGCCAGTCTGGTAATACTCGTCAGGCTGCAACGTCTGGTCATCACTAACCACGCTCAGCGTGTCCTCAATAAACCCGCCGCCATAGGTGATAACCGAGCGCACGAATCCATCCAGGATCGTGCCCTGAAAAAACGTGCCCTCAAGCGCAGTTGCATTCGAGTTGTCAACAACCTCGAACACCAAGGCCCCGTTAGCGACATGCCCCGTAGGGGCACTAATAAGCCCCTCGACCGCCTCGCCCTCATCAGACAGAACACGCCGATAAGTCATCGTCAACTGCGCATCGTCCAGAGAGTCGGCGATGACAGAATCGATCGGATTCATGCGGGCAGACAAGAAAGTCCACAATGTCGAATCGTCTAGCAGCCATGGACTGCACTTAATGTGCGTCTGCCACAATGACCAGTCAATCGTCGTCGCCCAAGAACGCAAGTCGAATGGATCATCAGGCAGCGTGAACGGATGCCCCTCTACGCGAAATAGATTTATAAAAATTAGAGCGGAAATACACCATTTCGCGGGTCCGGCCAGCGCGAAAATGCGAGGAAATTGAAACAATGGGATTGGCAACAATGGATTTGGAGGTGCGAGCAGATATTGCAAATGCGTTAGGTCGTCATTAAAGGTGACTTCCAAATACTTGACGTGATCTTTACCCTTAACCGTCCAATGGTCCAAGAGCCCTGACCATCGCTTTTTGCCACCGTAGAAGTCCACCGTAATAACGACGTTCTTCTTATATTCAGGATCATTCGGAAGCCGCTTCAACCACATCGACATGTAGTGGTCATCCCGCAATTCCAAAACACCCTGAGTAGGTGTGTTGTTCTTGAACGGGAATGAACCTCTAATCGAGTCGTCGTAATCGACGCGGCCCACATACACCAGTCCGGGAGCGCCGGTCGGGTCATTCATCCAGAACCGGATAAGCGGCTTAGCCCGCCTAAACGCGTGATGCCGCGCCCTCTCGGCCTCGGCCTTAGCCTCAACAGCCTTAAACGCCTTCCACGGATCGTTTCCGTGCTCCGACATCAGCTCTACCCAGCTGCTCACAACGTCACCCCCGGTCGCGACCACGGACGCGAAAACCAGCGCGGGACAGTCAATTTGCAAGCCCCACCCTGCGGCGCATCCTTCAACTGCACTGGGATGTCCCCGCCCTTACCCGGCATAAGCGGATACAGCAGGTCATTGCCTTTCCAGCGGTGCTGAGTAGGCATTCCGTTAGCAGAAATAAGTGTCTGAACACGCGGATCGGAGTCAGCCGAAACATGCTCGCCCGCAACCAAACTCGGCAACGGAACGGTCCGGCCCAAATCCTCAAGCCCACGCGAATACATATCGTTCGCCCAAGAAAAATCCGGAAGAATCCAGCGGCCAGGCGCGGTAACAACCCACCGCAACCACACCGGCACATCGCCGTCATTCCGAACCGGGAAAGTCGTCAAATCCTGCGTATGCAGCGTTTCCCAGATATATTCCTTAGGCTCCTCCTGCCAATACGGAAACGTCGAGGTAACCGTCATGACAATTGGGTTATCCGCTGTAATATGCGGATCTTTTTCGTAGTACGGCTTAGGTTCTTCCATTAGCCGCACGTTCAAATAGCGCGTGCCATCGCTAGTAGTAACCCTTAGCGTTGACTGCTCGTCGTAATCCCAGGCCCACCGCCACGCAGAATCAACCGACGCCCACGTATCAGGGTCTTCGTCCCACGCCTGGACAGAGAAAACAATCTCTCGCCGCTGAACACGTTTACCTGCGTATTCCTCACCAAAAGGCCCCGGAACATACATTGTCTTAACGGGAGCGTCGTAGAACTGCTGCAAATTTGGAGAAAGGGTCACCCCCTGCTTCCCCATACCAGGACCGGACAGCACCCAATGCGAACCGTCCCGCCCCGTCAATTCAATTTTCAGGAAATCGGTCACTCTATTTAGTTGTCTCCCCCACAAGAAAAACCCCGCCCAACCGAAGCCAGGCGGGGTCTCCCCGTGATTAGTTATTCAGTTATCGCATAGGCAAAAGCGGTGCCTGCTGCTGAGCCTCGCGGCGCTGCTGACCCTTGTAGAACTCGTCATAGTTGGCCGTATGAATGTCGCCGTAATTGTTGACAATTCCCGGCCCGCCCTGTCCGCCCGAAGACTGCGGAGGCCCCGGCAACACCGGAGCGCCGTAAGCGCCCTGAGTAGTTCCACCGGTCAACGTGCCAACCATCAAGCTCGACAAAATGTTGACCGCACCAGAGGCCACCTGGCCCGCGATCTGCGCACCCGCAGCCGCCATCGACCCCGCCGCACTCGCGCCAGCTCCAGCACCCGGAGCGCCAGCACCAGCCACAGAACCGGCAGCCGAAATCGCGGTAGACAACGCACTACCAATCGTTGACGCCGCGCCCTGAATACCCTTGGTAAGCCAAGGCGCATTGTGATCCTGATTAGTAGGCGCGGCACCCAAGATCGAACGCGGGTCCTGCTCAGCCGTAGCCCCCTCCGGAGCCTCGGCACCCGGCGACGAACCGCCACCGCCAACACCGCTCAACGCATTTCCGATACCAGACATAGCGTCCCCAACGGTCTGTACCGCCGTATCGGTCTGCGGGGCCTGCGACTGAGTAGCCGCCTGCGCACCCTGCTGGCTCTGAGCTTGCGCCTGCGCCGACTGTTGAGCCTGCTGGGCCTGTGGCCCTTGCGGATCAGGAATCGGCTGCGGGGCAGCCTGTGGAGCCGGGGCAACCATCCCAGGAATAAGGACCGGCCCACCCTCGTCGAAACGAGGCAACTTGCCCTCATTCAGAGCATGGAGCATCCCAGCCCCATACTTGGACACAGACGATGCCTTAACGATGAACTCGCCGTTAGACACCCGCGCAAGCATCGAATCAGACGTGCCAGTGCCAGGGCCGGACAACAAACCGCCTGCCGCATAACCAGCCGGGAAGTACGCCCAGTTAGTGAAGGCGCTTGCGTTATAGCCCTGCGCCCCCGACCCAACCGCGATCGGCTTACCGAATGTAGACGCCTCAAAGTTCCGGCCATCGGGCAATGTACCCGCCGTGTGACTCCCATTCCAGCCAATCCGCAGAGTTCCCGCAGGAGCTTGCGACGGATCGGAAATGATCACCGCGCCCTTAGCGCGCAGCGTGTCACCCTCGGTGCCAGTACCACCAGAACGCCCCGAGAACTGCTTACCGGTATAGGCATCCGCCACATACATCACCAAGCCGGAGCAATCCGTACCATCCAGCGTTGAACCGCCCCACGTGTAAGGCTTGCCGGCCATCGACTCGGCCATAGCCGCCGCACGTGCCGCAGCCGGTTGCGCTGACATAGCCTGCGCCGTACCGCCCTCAAGCAGTGCAGACGTGCTACCCGCCAGCGGATTCGGAGCTAGGTTCTGTAGCGCCTGCGCCTCGGGGTTAGCCGCCTGACCCGGTGCCATTCGATGAGTGACGCCACTAAGCCCTGACTTAAACGCGTTGAAGTACGACAGGTCAATGCCAAAGAAGCTTGCAACGAACTGCAACAGAATCTCGCCGAGCTGGCTAAGGATGCTGACTGGCTGCAAATTCTCCGGCAGAGATGCCAAGCCCAACTGCTGCTGTGGCACCAGCGCGTCCTGTGGCACCTGTGCGCCCATGTCGGGTCCAGGCAATGCCGAATACTGGCTACCGCCAGGTACAGCGATACCCAAACCATGCCGAGTCTCAACAGCGGTAGGAACCTTCGGAACGTTCGCACCAGTACCAACACCCCTGTCACCCAACCCATCCGGCAACGCGGTATACGAGCCCGTAGCCGGGTTGTACAAACCAGGGTTAGACATATCCGGCATCGGGGTAGGAGCGGGCGTAGCCGCAACACCCGGAGCTGGCTTAGTCCCGTACCAGTCCTTTGCGTAATTGCTCGCAGCGGGGCCAGGATTCGGAACAACCGTCCGATCCATCGGTTGATAAGGCTGCTTAGGTCCGACCATGACAGGCCCGCCCTCGTCAAACCGAGGCAGTTCCCCATCATTGATCGAATGCAGCAGTCCGAGACCATATTTCGAAACAGACGACGCCTTAACGATGTACTCGCCATTGGAAACGCGAGCCAACATCGAATCCGAGGTGCCCGTACCAGGCCCCGACAAGAGTCCGCCAGCCTTATGCGCACCAACGTACGGGCCAAAGGGCTTACCGCCCGCATACAGCTCGAAACGGTCCCTAGTCATCGTGACCTGCGACCGCAGACCACCATCCAGCGGCTCTACCGTGCCACTGTTAGCCTCAACATCTTTGACAAGTTGCTCCGGCAACTGAGCGAACGGAGTGTTCAACACAACCGCGCCGCCACCTCTGACCGGATCACGGTAAGCCTTATCAACATTCAAGCCACGGAACGGATTGTCTGGCTTAAGAGTTACCTCACCGCCACCGGCAGCCGCGTTGTTCTTACGGATGTCGGTAGACACCTCATTAGAACCAGCGACATTGCTACGTACCGCGCCGGCCACCTGAGAGGCAGACTGGGCCTGGTCGCCCAAGCCCGGCAACACTCGCTTACCCATACGGTTCGCGCCCTGCTGAATATCAGCCAGCGTGTACGAATCCGGATGTAGCGAAGCTGGCCCGCCACCTGGAATTTGGCCGGCCGCGAACGCCGCATTGAACTTGTCAATGGCCTGCTGATCGCCACCCAAAGCCTTAGCAAGAACATCGGAACTAATACCGACCTTCTCGAAAGCCTCATGGTTCTTTTTCCAGTAGTGCGTCCCAGTAAGCGCACCCTCGGTGATCTTGTCCAGACGGCCCAACTCTGCGTTGCGCGCCGCCTCCTGTCGCGGAGTAAGGATCTGCCCCAGCTTGTTTCGGTCGATACCGACCTTCTCGGCCTGCTTTGGAATGTCGATCGAATCACCACGCCAACCCGACTCGGGTTTGTACTCACCCAACGCGTTTAGCTTGTCAATCAAGCCCTGATTCGTCAGCTCGCCGGTAAGGCTGTTCAGCTCAGACCGCAACCGCCGAATCTCATCTGCGTGACGACTAGCCTTAGTAGCGGCCATGTCCTGCTTGTCGGCCAGCGTGTACAGAATCCCACCCGCTGCCACCGATGCGACAGCCAAAGCACCGCCCGTGCCAAGCACATTCGCCAGCACGCGCAGCTTCCCAGTGAAGCCCTTGCCCTCGCCAACAGACTTCACAACGTTCCGGAAGTCCATATCAATAAGGCCAAGAGCCCTATTCACGCCCTGGAAAACCGGAGAAAGTGTCCGCCAGCCAAGAATCGCGTAGGTAATCGCGGCAGCCAAGCCAGGCACACCGGCCAACAACTGAGACACAGTACGCAGAACCGGCAATACCGTTCCGCCCCAGGCCATTACACCGTCTTTGACGTTCCTGACAATGGCCCACACATCGCTAAGAACCGGCTTCCACCGCTCAAACTCGGCGCGTGCATCCAAGAAGAACTGCCGAACCTTGTTATGTCCCTCAACGGTTTTCAGATAATCCGATAGCCGCTTAGTTCCAGACTCCAAGCTGGCCAACAGGCCCTTACCGTTAGATCCAACGAAAATGTCGCTGATCGTGTTCATAATCGAACCGATGTTGATCAGCGAGTTACCAAGATCCTTAAGAGACTTCTCCCCACGTGAAATCCAACGATCCAACGATCCGTCAGCAGACGCCCGCTTAATGAACGTGTCGAACCGCCGCATGACATCGCCAAACGCAGTCGCCAACCTCGGCAGATGCGAAGCACCAACCGTGGACAACCGCAAAAACGCGTCCACCATGGGATTGATCGCGCCATCAAGTCGCTGCTGCGCGTCCGCAGTGCTACCGAAAATGGATTCGATCATCGACAAATTGCTGCCCTGTCGAAGAGACGCAATCGCAGTCTTAAGGTTCGAATTGATACCCGTCGCAATAGAAGTCAGTCCCCGGTTGAGCACCGGCAGTCCGACCTCGCCAAGCTGGCGCACATCTTCACCGAGCCCTGCAAACAAGCCATCCTGGACGCTCTGCCGCAACGTGTCCCACTGCCCAGACATCGCGGTCAGCTGAGTTACAAAATTGCGGGCCTCCGGCGACAGACGCCCCATCGCGTCTTGCCATTCCTTAAGCGCCCCAGAGGATTTACCAGCCTCTTCCGAAGCAGTGGACAGCCTGTTAAGCGCTGCCACAACGTTGTCACTGTTCCGGACACCTTTAGCGTTGGCCTCGGCCACATCATCAATCAGCCGCGCATTCCGTCGCCGCGTCTCCGCAAGCCGAGCCTCAGACTTTTGGACATTCAGGTTGTCCCGCTGCATCTGCAACGCCGACTTGCCGAAGGTCTTAGCCGCCTCCTGCCGGGCCTCCTGAACGTTCAGTACCGCCTCGGCCTCATCAAGAGGCGCATCACGCAACTGCGAGTTCAAATCCTCCAAGTTGCGCTTGGCGTCCTTAACAGCCCTATCCAGCTGCAACGTCGCATCAGCCACGTTCCGGTTCGCCTGCACCTGCTGGCGCGCAGCATCCGCCGAATCCTTCTGCGCATTCGAATACGCCTTAAATGCGTCAGTAACTCCACGGGTACCCACCGCCAAAGCGCCAACACTGGACGCGACGCCAGAAAAGATGCCCGGAAGCAACAGGGCCGACTGCCCCAGTTCCACAACAGATGTATTTAGGGCTGCCAAAGCCACCCCAAGCTGACTTAGTTGCGTAGCACCCGCAACCATGATGTTCAGCTTGAGACCCTTAAGCATGTCCGCCTTAAGATCCTGATAAACATGTCGAATCTCAGTCAGCGGCTTTTTAGCGTCGAACCTAAGCTTTACCTGCAAATCAATCGGGTCACGCTCCGCAAGCTCTTTCGCCGCCTTAATCTCGGCAAGAGCCTTCGCCGTCTGCGCCTTAACCTCGACACTGACCGACTGCTCAACTGTCGCCAATTGAGCCCGCAATCGACTGCGGAAATCCTTCAACGAAGGAACAATGTGAACCGATGCCTGCGCGGCAACAAATTCAGCCGCCACAACAGCCCCCTATATTCAATATTCAGTTATAAAAAGATCATTTGTAATTCAATTCGGCCGCTCTAAGGCCACGCTCCATAGCCGCCTCAAGCCCCGTTTCCTGCTTATCCGCCTTACGCCTCTTACGTTCCTTCTCGGCAGGGATAACAGGACGCGGGTAGTACTTAACGTCCGGAGCACCCGCCGACCTCGACGCAATCAACTGGTCAGCAATATTGGTCAACGCGTCAATCTCCGCAGACCACCCGAACAACGGCGGAGGACCAGGCTCCCAATCAGACTCCGGAGCCGAAGCCTGCAAGTCGATCACCTGCGGGTCTGTCAACGCCGCAGCCTGGCAGTACGACCCACGCTTGCCATTGCAGGTCTCGTAGAACCGGATGAACTGACCCCAATCCCGGCGAGACGCATAGTCAGTGACACTGGTACGGCACTGAGCGCACCGACACGGGGCCGCGAAGTAGTCCAAGGCATTGACGCCGAGCAAGTGTTGAAAATCCCACTCAATCGCGCGCCAATACCTACCGACCAACTCAGCGACCGTGCCTATTTTCCCTTATCGCTATCCCCGAAGAAGTGCGCATTGTACTTCTCCATAAACTTGTTCCACAGCTGAACAGGCCGGTTATCGAACAGCTTCATAGCCTCTGCATATGCCGAGCCAAAGATGATCTTCTGAGCCTCTTCCTCCGTCGTCGCCTTCAAAAGGTCCGACACCTGCTTTTTGGTCGGGCACTTAAGCGTGATCTTATTCGTAACCTTCAAAGGCTCCGGAACCCGCACCGACTCAACCAACTCAGCGAAGAAATCGCTAACAGCGTCCTCAACAACCTTCAGATCGCGGCCAGAGATCCCCTGTGCACCCATTACTAGTTTCCCCCTATAAATGTGTATAAATGTGTAGAAAAGAAATAGGGGGAGCAACCCGGCAAGGCCACTCCCCCTATTCCCTCGCCTAAGTAACCGTTACGGTCACCGAAGCCGACTTAGCTCCCTTAGTCGCCGTAATGCTCGCCGTACCAGGCGCAACACCCGTCACCAAGCCCGAAGCCGAAACAGACGCCTTATCAGACGCAGACGACTTAAACTTGCAATCCGGCGTGTAGTTGATCCCGTTATCACCCTGCACAACCAGCTGCACCGTGTGCGACGCACCCGAAGCAACCGTGACAGACGGCGTAGGCGGCGAAACCTCAAGCGCCGTCAACGAAGCCGCGAAACCAGCCTTATCGATGATCGAACGCCAACCAGGCCCCGCGAACCCCTGAGCCACCGAATAACCAACCGTGTCATCACGGAAAGCCTTCAACGTAGGCTTGTACTCAATAACGTTGTCGTCATTAAGCGTCTGGTTGTCCAGCTTGTCCAGCTTCACCTTAGGCAACAGCCAGTAGGTCCAAAGCTCCTCGTTGTTCCGGTCATCCAAACCGCACAAAATCGCGCGGTAGTAGATGTTCTTAGGCACCTTAGGAGCCTCAAGAACAATGCCACCAAACGGCGACGGCGTGACATCCGAGAAGTCCTCGGTCCAAATCAACTCAAGAACATTGCGCTGATTCTGGAACATCGAGAAATCAAACGTCGTCGTACGCTTCGAAATAATCGACCGAATCGGGTCCGGCTCACCGAACGCCTCAATATCCTTGGAATCGAACTCGTTACCAAGCGTAAGACCGGCCTTCTTCTCGAAATGTCCCACAGACTTGTAACCAGCAGGAATAGACAACGAGCCGTCCGTAGGATCTTCCAACGTCAAAGCCGGAGTCACCGAATACGGAGCAAGGAACACCGTCAAATTAAGAGGCGCAATCGCAAGATCTGCCTGCGCATCCTTCAACGTGTAAAAATCCATATTTAGTTGTTCTTTCTGTATTCAGTTATGAATGTCGCTAAATCAGAGGGCAGCGACTTCCCTCAAATAGTTATCGCGCGAACGCAAACCAACACTTACCCTGAACTGGCAATTAACTACGCGGGTATCCAACTGCTGATTAGGCATCAACAATTGCGGCCCCAACACCTCTTCAACCATGTGAATCTGGGCCGTGAAACCATCGGCCATTGTGAACTTGTACCCCTGCATAGGCAGAAGTACCGCTCGCACAACCGACATAACGTCCCACGACTCATCACGTGAATTAGTGACCGCCGTAGCTTGGATAAAGCACTCATCGAAACCACGCTGCCAATCAACCCGACCGCCCGGCATGCGAAAGAACTTCAACACAGGATCAGGCTGCACCTGATCAAGCCAGTCTTCCGGAGTCCAACACCCCGACTCAATATCGGGAAACACTTTCGTGAAAATATCGATCATCAAATTCTCGACGTTCACGAAATTGCTTTTGAACCACCCTGGGAGTGTGACCATGCAACCCCCTAATTACATTCGCAGTGCAAGCACCGCTTCCCGCAGATCGTTATGCGCCTGGAACTGCTCCTTAGTAGGAGAACCGAAGTTATGCAGAACCCCGTAATAGAACGGTGCACCCTTCCAGGTCTTAGCGGCCAAAAGACCACCAACAGTCACAATCGCAACCTGACGGTCCTTCTTATGCCCACCATCCGGCAACACCCGAACCTCACCAGACCTCGACAGATCACCAGTGCGCTTAGCGACTTTCGCCGCATACAACCGCACCACCTCCTCACCGATATGCGCCAAGTAGCCACCCAGCACCGGAGAGGTATTCATCCACCTAGCAGCCCCCGCGTTGTACGCAGGCACATCGATGTCATCAAGCAGATAACCACCGCCAGGCCCCGTCTTAGCAGCCACAGCGATACCCCCTTAGCCGTTATCCGATTCCAACAGGTGAACCACGTCCTCATCCAGGAAAGGATCACCGCCGAAAGGCTCCGGTTCATCCCACATGACCGGCCCGACAATGAACTTCTGACCGTTTTTCCGAACAATGCGATCACGAACCTGAACATCGGTGCCCTTACGCACAAACAAAGTCGCACTAATCTTGTTGGACTCGCCCCGCAAGTCCTTGAAGAAAGCCCCGCGACTCGTCCCCCAACCAATCAGACCTTGAATAGTTCCGTGAGGCTGCTTGTTCGGATTACCGTACTTATCCGAGCCACCCCGGATAACCGTAAGAGTCTCAGAAATGGTACGAATCCTCCCAACCAGGCTCATCGCGCCGGTAGTAGGGAATTGGGTCGCCACCCGCCCCGTCGATTAGGAACCCGTCTTTACCGAACGCATACGGATCAACCGTGGTATCCGACCTGCCGAACTTCACCGTGAACAGACCACCCCCGCCACGGAACCTCCGCAGAATCGCCAACTCCGCCGGCAAGAACGCCCCATCCGGCGGCTTATCGTAAGTAACCGAAAACGGTCCCTTATCTTTAGAAACCACCCGGTCAGGGTTACGCAGCTCGCGCTTAGCGGCCGACAACACCACCCAATGCACATCCTCGGGTGCGGACGCGGGGTCCGGCCACGATTGACCGGAATACCCCCGCGCCCACGCAGACACCATGCTCAGAACAAACTCGGCCTGGCCGCGCTGCTCTGGAGTGAATGTCACACCCATCAAGGTCTGTAGGTCATCAACAGTCGCCAATGCACCCACAGCGACCGCCCTAGACCACGTTCGCCGTCACGGTGGCCGTCACAGCAGCCCCGCCCTGCGGTGGATTATAGGTAGCGGTAATCACCGACGTTCCGGTAGCGACACCCGTGACCGTTCCGTCAGCCACAACCGTAGCCTTAGCCTCGGTGCCAGACTTGAACGTTGACTTAGCCGTCACGTCAACACCATTCGAGTCCAAAACCTTCACCTTTGCGGTGTTGTTCGGACCCGCAGCAGCCGTAACCGTCAATCCCTGGTTAGGGATAGAAATGCCAGTAGCCGCCAGCTGCAAACGCACGCCACGCACGAAACGTCCGTCACGCTCCAAAACCACCCGCGAACCGACATACGTATCGAGCAACGACCGGTCAGCCAAGTTGTCGAAGTCGTAGTCAGCCAACCAACGGAACGCCGCGTTAGAAGCCGCGTACGAGCCGTAAGCGTTGATAGCCGTAGAGAAAGGCTTCTTAGGCGCACGGTTGATATAGATGAACGCGTTGCGCTGCCACTCGAAAGCCTCATCGGGCTTCAAAGCGTTAGAACGCAACACCGGTAGACCAGCCACGTTGCCGATGTGAGCCTGACGCAAGGCGTCGGCCTGCTCGGAACCCGTAGCGTCGTAACGCCGGAACTGCGGATCTTTCAGCAACGCAGACTCGACAGCCGAACCAACGATCATCACACGGTCGTTGTATTCGACATTCTCGTCATTCAAAGCACGCCGAGCATCCACGAATGCCGGGAACGTGTCCTCTGGATTAATCCAGTGCGTATCCTGATACGGAGCCGAAGAAATCAGCTTGTACAAGTAATTTTCGATACCGTAAGCGACACCACCGACCTGAGGCACAATAACCTGCTCGATGAAATCTTTAATATCCAACGTCAACTGCTCATCAGTCAACGTGACAGCGTTGTAGATAACGTCATCCAACGTGACAGGGAAGCTGGTCTCGGTTAGATCATCCATAACCACCTTGCGCTCAGCGCCAGTGCCACGGAACTTACGAGTACGCGAATCCATAACCGCGCCGACACGCACATTGATCGTGTCATTCGCAGAACCCCCGAAATCGCCCAAAGCGTTCGCAAGAACGTAATTAGGCAAAACGATCTGCCGACGCAGAACCTTCACAGCCGTCTCAATCACTAGCGACGGCTTAACAAAAATGTGAGACAAAAGTCTCCCCCCGATTCTTTATTTAGTTGTTCAACAATTAGTAAGACGACTGCGGAAACGCGGAATAAGAAAGCGACTTCAAAATGTCGTCGGCAGTCAGGTCACCCGGATCGGCTGCATCGCCCGTAGGCGTAACAGTCGTACGAGTCGGCCCCTGTGGAAATCCGCCCTTGGTCTCTGGCTTACCGGGCAGAACACCCTTAAGAGCCTCAATATCGGCAAGAATTTCCTCATCCGTGTCCCCACGAACCCGATCCCAAAGCGCACGCGGCAACTCATGCTCCTGCGCAAGATCAAACACCTGGCGCTCACGCTGCAACTTGGTCAGTTCACCGGCCCTCTCAGACGCCAATTTCTCCGCGTCCTCTAGCCGTTTCTGTAGCTTCTCCGACTCCGAAAGCTTCTCGGTCTCGAAAGCAGCGATCTTGTCCTCAAGAGACTTGATGGTTTCGCCGTACTTCTTAGAGCTAGCCTTCTCGGCACGCTCCAACCGCTTTGTCAAAATAGCGTCGAGAGCTTCTTGCGACGTGATGGCCTTAAACTCACCACCGCCAGAGCTAGCGCCGCTTTCAGATCCCGCGCGGACATCTGAACCTGCACTATCAGCCGCAGACTCAGCCGCAGCCACACCGCCCTCTGGCGTCGTCAAATCAAGATCACTCATTAGAAAAATTCCCCCATAAAACCCGGCCAATAAACGAGCGCGGCCGTAACGCCCCCCTAGACTGCTTCTAGTAAAGAAAGCGAACGGTCATAAAAACGAACGTTCGCCGAATCAACTGCAAACCCGGCAGAAATAAGCGCCTCCCGGTTGGCGCGAACCGCAGCGATATCAACCGCTGGCGACTCCTTATAAGGTGGCGGCGCGACATAGCTACGCCTAAAGTTCTGCATAGCGTTCCGATAAACGCCGTCATCACCCTTGCCGCCAACACCAAACTTTTTCCATTGCTCAAGGAAATAGTTGGCGCGCTCATCCATCTCATCGGCCTTCCGATAAACTGGCCTAAGCTGGCAGCGGCAATGGTCATGCACCTTAACGGGACCATCGCCAACGAACGGACGGTGAGCAACAATCTGTCCATTGCGTTTAATATCGCGGACCTTGCTATTTGACAGATCAAACGAATGTTCATTCAAATAGGTAGCGCCCTGCGACGCCAAGATCGCGCAGAAATAACACGGATCATCATCCGTCATCCGCGCATAGCCGATGGCCTTCCGATCCGCCCGACGCGCGGACAAGTCGGTAACCGATGCGCCGGCCTTTTTGGCTGTGTTCTCAGCCACCACCGCCTGCTCAAATTCAGCCCTGATCTGCTGCTGAACCTCGCCACGGCCACCGTTCATCGCATGCTTGACCCCAACACCCGTCGTGTTGGTGCGCGCCTGCGACATCACGTCGTCAACAACCACCCCTTCTGGGGGCGCATCGCCAACCTTCGCTTTGATCGCGTAAGGACCCGTAACCTGCATCGCCAACTGGACATCCTCTGTTGGGAACGCGGTCGGGATCTTCGCTAATGCCGGTGCATCCGGCTTAACAGACCACCTAGCGGCCTGCACATACTCAAACGCCAAATCCTCCGAAAATCGGAATTGCTTCTCAATCTCAAGAGTCGTCGCATGAACCCAAACCGGCGTCGTCTGGCTTAGGTTTCCGTAACTTAGAATCGGCCACAACAACGCCAATCCGGTAGCAGTAGCAGCCGCCACATTCTGTTGATCCTGAATATGTCGCTGCGCATAAAACGCGGCCAGCTCGGGAAGCGGCTCAAATCGATTCTCAGCCGCCTCCCCTTGCCGTGTAGCCACAAAATACCCCCCGAGTAAAAACTAGGCCGCAAACGCGGGCTGAGCCCCCGGAACACCCTTACGCTCCGCCGGATCAGACACCGCCCGCGCATTCGGATCTTGCATGCCGTAATAACGCAGCATGTTCGTCAGCTCGTCGTTATCCATCGCGTGCTCTTTCATCTGCTGCAACTTCGCCTCATCGACACCCGGAACGAACTCCCACAACTCCTCACGCGGCATACCAAGCATCTGAGCCGCCTTACCCCAAGCATCAACAGCCTGAGCAAGCGAACGAATACTCGTATCAACCCAACGCACATCAGCCGTAAAGTCATTAGCCGACTCGGCATCACCCTCGATAAGCGCAGACAAACGCAACAATTGAGCATGCGACGCCCCGAAAGTCATCTTGCGCTCCGCTAGCTTCGCCTCGGTGTTAGCACGCGCAGACGCCAAAGCCTCAGCCGATAGATTCGCCAGCTTTCCGGTCAAAACATCAGACGGCAACTGCGCAATAGCAGCCAACGTCTCAACATGCGTCTGCTTAGACGAAATAAACCCATCCAACGGCGTCTCATCAAGCGTCCCAAACTTCGCATTCTCGGACGTGTGAGCCAAGATATCGTCATTCTCAAGCCTGCGCCTAAACGCCTCTGCCTCTTCATCGGTCGCCTCAGCCATATCCGTGATACCCGTGGCGTACTTGACCTTAAAAGAGTTGTAATGCTGCGCATAAAGCAAATCCAGTTCGGTCTTGTCGATACGCGTCGCCACAGGAATCAGCGGACCAACCTCGCCCCGAGTCTTACCGTCCAAATCCATCACGTTCGTGTAGCGGACCACCGGACAAACCCCAGTGTTGTGCTCCACCACACGCGGAGGGCGCGGAAACTCGTTGGGCGACGGCATATCCAGCTCGTAATAGACCTGATCAGTCCAAAACCGAACCGTCTTACCGTCAGGCTGCAACGTCAACGCATACTTAGGCCACGGATCATTAACCGTGTCCTCATACAAAGCGAACAACCGGCGCGGCGAATAAGCCGTCAACACAGCCTGATTCGCGCCATCCAACGCCGTACCCCGCTCAGCCATCGCAAACGCATACCCATACGTCAACGCCGACCGATGCAAACCGATCTGCCGGTGCGGCATAGCGTTAGCGATCCACGTCTGCCACGGACCCGCCGCGTTCTCCCGATCCCCCTCGCGCCGATACCCCGACACATAAAGACACTGCGCGAACGTCGTAACCACCAGCCGCAACCACGGAGTCTTAGACAGCCGGAACAACGCCCGCTTCTCCGGACTCTTAGCCGCAACACGCGCATAGTCAGGCTGATTGCCATCAGCCCACGCATCAATGACCTGCAACCGCCCGCGCTCACCATCAAACGCAGGCCAAACAACATCGTGAATGTACTTAGCCACATCACGCGAACCGATACTCGACGGCAAGGTCAACGAACGCGATGGCAGCTCCATAAGATTAGAACTCAAAGCAACCTATGTTTCTTTGGAGCGTTAAGCGTTACCTCAACGTCCTCCAAGGTCAAAAGCCGATTTGCATAGCAGGCAGCAACAATCCCCGTAATATCGGTAGACGTGCTCTTACGGAGCCAGCCCCACTGCTCAAGCTCCGGCTTACCAATCGGATATTTAGCCGCACCCGCCAAACACTCAAATAGAGCGTCATCGTCCAAATGGGTTAGCTTCTGATCAATAATGTCTGTGTAAAACTGCGCCGTAGACTGCGCAATATCCTGAGTACCGAAATAGCGGACCTTCAAACCGATCTGCTCAAGCTCCGGACCCAACGCACCCGCAGCAGCACCCGCCTGAACAGCCACCGCCACCGGAGGCTTAGAAGACGAGATAAGTCGCTGCATCATCGGCAACACCCACGCCGTGCCGCCAGCCGCCCAAACCAACTCGATATGCGACCGGCCATCAGGACGCTTACCCGCAATAGCAATAGACGCCCAAGCCTGATCAGGTGCCACATCAACCGACGCAACAACCATCCCCAGATCCACCACCGGAGGCCGCATAGAACCCGGCTCATCTGGATCGGGAACGTCGTCCAGCTGACACGCCACCCAAGCCTCAAACGGGATAACCGAATTCATGCGCGGGTCGTCCCACATGCCCAGGTGCTCACGCGCGAACTGCTGGAGGTCCATCTTGACCTCGAAGTCCTCACGCAAAGCCGACACCGGAGCGATGCCCTTAACGCCTAACGACGGATTAGCGATCTTCCAGTTCTCGAAATCGGCAGGGTCCGAACCCTCAGCGCATGACCACTCCGCGAACAGAAACGGCGGATCGTCATACTCGACTGCCGTCATGCCGCGTCCCGCAATCCGGCCAACGTCATGCCGTACTCGCGCATACGTTTCAAGACATCCGAGTCATCGGTGCCGGCAGAGGTGGTCAACCAAGTCTGCGGATTCTTAGACGCCTGCTGTAGCGGCGACAACGAACCCATCATGTCGTTATCCAGCGCAAACGCCTCGTCAAGAATCATCAGATCCACGCGGGTACGACCACGCTTAGCGTTCTTTCCGCGCGCAACGTAGTGAATGAAGCCCCCCGACTCCTTATGCACTACCGAAAGCTCAGCCGCCCCGATCTTGTGAGGCAGCTTGCACTCATCCTCTAAGTCCTCATCGCCAGCGATAATCGCCGTCAACTCACGGTGAGCATCCTTAGCGGTATCGAACTCGTGCGCCGAATGCATAATGCGCTCACCCAGCAGATACAAACCCGCCAGCTGCCGCGCATAAACGCACACATTCTTGCCATTCTGGCGAGGGGCAATAAGGCAACACGTAGACGCGCACCATTGCCAAGTAATTCCGCTCGTAAACTTGTCAATCTCAGAGTCCCCAGTAGAACTCCCCTTTTGACCTAGCGACTGCCTTACCAGCAGCTCTTGCCACGGAAGCAAATCCAAGCCAAACTGATTACACAAGTCGATAGCGTCATCCCCAAGCGTCGTAAAATAAGCCGGGAAATACTCAATACGAGGACGCTGGACACCGATCAAACCCTCATGGCGAGTCTCAGTCTCCGGCTCCAATACCGCCGTCATAATCCCCCCAAGCTTCACGCAGCCATTCGCGCGCCTCCCTGCGCCGACGAATACGACGTGACAAATCAACATTCCGGCCACTACTGCGGCGATGGGCCTTCACCCGCCCACGCTCACACGCGCATTTCCAGCCGTAGAAACAAAACAAAGGCTCACGAACATGACGCCCCAACATCCGGGCCACTAAACCGCCTTAGCAGCAGCTACCCGAGCAGCGCGCTTAGCCGCCAACTCATCCCGCGACGACTTCTTATCCGACTTCGGCTTAGGCAACTCGGCCACACCCATCTTCGCCAACACCTGCGCCAACGCCGTGTACTGCATACGATGCTCCGCAATAAGCGGGTTAATGGTCTCCGTGCCCTGGTGATTAATCACCGTCAACCGATCCCCGATCTTCTCCACCAAATCGTCAAGGCGATCAGCCATCCGACACGCATTCAGCAGAAGCGCCCGAGACGCCGCAGTCATCCCCCGACCATTAGCGACCCCAGCCCATAGATCCCGGCCAGACTCCCCTAGCTCCGCAGGAATCTTGTCGTCCATCGCCCACCCCCTTGTGCTGCTCAAATACGACCTGTACGTTCGTGATTGCGTTATCCATGTCAATGACTCGGTTTCTTGCCAGACCGATAGATGCCCCGGTGGGAGGCACGCTGAGCCAAGCTCAGTGCCGCCGGGGCATTGCCATATCTGCCCACCTGCGGATTTAGAAGTGCGACCAGCCGTTTTCCAGCACCCCCGATAACCCCCTCAGGCTCATTTCAGCCGGAGAGAGAGCGGTCGCTGGCCGTTCGAGGCGTGTGCCACACAGGCGCGCGGGTAGCCCCCCAGGGGGTCTAAGGCACACCTTGACCTGCGGTTATGTGGTTACTTTGCCGGCTCGGCGTATTAGCTAGGTGTGGTCGTTTTGCCTAAGTGTTTCGTGTGGCTGTGTGTGGTCTGGCCTGTGCGTTTGTGTTGTTTGCCTGCGAACTGTGTGTGTTGTGCCTGTTCGGAGGGCTTTGGCTATGTTGCTGTCGGCCTGCATACGGGCTGTGTGTGGTGGCTTAGGTGTACGTGTGGGTTAGGGCTCTGCGCATAGGTAGATAGGGGCGTGTGTGTACATGCCCCGTACATGCGAGCTGTGGGCATATATGCACTGGTGGCCCACTGTTTAGCGCTTAGGTATTGCCTAAGCTGTACATGCCATGTACAGTGATGCGCATACCAACCACTTACCCATTGACCACGGGAGACCAGCACTATGAATACGGCTACTAGCGTTAGGCCGAACTTGCTTGATTCGGTTTACAAGTTCACGGATGCATTTGGTGATGGCGGTTTAGCCTCTGAGATTGCGCCTGCGCTTAATTGCGCCGAGGTGGAAGCGCTTGCAAATCTATTCCGGGCGCTTGGTCACACCGAGATTGCCGATGTGTGGGTTTCTGAGCATCTGGGTGGTACTGGCGAAGACATTGAAGAGCATTTAGAGGATGCCAGTGAGTCGTCTGCCGAGCGTTCGCCCTCTACTACCGATAAGGACTAGAAGACCTACAGAGAAGGGATAGGGGAATGCTGGACTACAACGAAATAGACCAGACAGACATTGAACTGATGGACGTTCAAATATACGAGCGCCAATGCCTTATCGAGCGACTCGAAGGCGAGATTGCCGCCCTAGAACTAGCCACACTCAACGCACACTCACGCGCATGGAAATGAGACCATTGGTTCAAGTTAACCGGACAGACAGCCCTCTAATCCCCTACTACATACCAAGGATAGAAACAATGGAACACGACAAGAGTTGTGACGGACGCTGCGGATGGACCCGAACCTTCTGTGAAGCGCGATGGCGCGCGGTCTTCTTGCAGCTGAGCGCCAAGTAACCCACATACCAACTAATAGAGGACGAATGAACGTCTACACCGAGGGCAACACCGTAACAATCACTCACCCACAAACGGGCACTCAAATCACCGGCACTGTCATTTGGGTGTCGCCTACCCATGAAACCGCGATGGTTAAGCCAGCGGGCAGTACAGGTCCTATTGCGTACGTGCCATTGACCACGGCTGACCGTGACGCAATCCTCGCCGCCCGCGTGGCTGTCACCGACGAATATGACGAGTTCGGAGACGAACGCAATTGGGATTGGGAGTACGACACCCAAAGTGCGTAAGTACTTGCGCCGGTTGTACACGGCATGTACAGTCTTAATCACACCAACCAACCAACCAACCACTTTTCAACCCAAGTAAAGGCGACCAGCTTATGACCACCGCGACAATCACCTACGTCAAGCATTCCAAGCGCACGCTGCGCACCCCATGCGATGGATGCGGCGCTATGAACCTCTACAAGGGCCACATCGTTGCCGATGATGCCGTTAATGAAAATTGGTGCGATGACTGCGGTATGCGCGTGGGCGATGACGTTCTGTTGAACTACGACGAGACCTTGCACGAATGCTCGGGTGTACATGTGATCACCAACGCTCAGCCGCCACGCGAAACGGTGCCCGCGATCAACCAAGCATCCACATCGGCTACCGCGCAGACACCCGCTATGGATGCCAACAAGGCGCAAGCCGCTATGCAGGCGTTGCAGGATATTTTCGGTGCCCCCAAAGCTATTGACCGTGAAGAGGTTGAACGTATCGCCCGTGAGGTAGTCAATGGCGTGGTCTACCCAACCCGAGTTGTCGTGGTGCGCGATGGCGAGCGTACTGAAATTGAGGGGACTAGTCACCCGCGCCTTGGCGATGTCATCATGGCAATATCCGCTGGTGAACACGTGATGATGGTTGGCCCTGCTGGTACCGGCAAGTCAACTATTGCCGAACAAGCTGCCACATCACTAAACATGCCCTCCTACAGCATTAGCCTGTCGCCGCAAACACCCGCTAGCGCACTACTCGGATATATGCAAGCTGCTGGTGAATACGTGCGCACCCTCTTCCGTGAGGCATACGAGCACGGTGGTGTTTTCCATTTTGACGAGGTGGACAATGCGCATCCGTCAGTGTTGGCCGTGATCAATGCTGGCCTGGCCAATGGGCATATGGCGTTTCCGGATGGCATGGTTAAGCGTCACGACAGTTTTCGCACCGTCGCTAGTGCTAATACCTACGGGCGTGGCGCGAACCGGCAGTACGTTGGTCGTCAACAGTTGGATGCTGCCACCCTGGACCGTTTCAGCGTCGTCACTGTCGATATAGACGAGGCACTAGAAACCGCATTGGTTTATGCGACCGGTGTCGCAAAGGCCACTGCCGACAAGGTTCTTACCTACGTGCGCAAGTTGCGGCGCGCTGGCGAGGAAAACGGCCTGAATGTGGTGCTGTCCCCTCGCGCGTCAGTCGGCATGGCACGGCTATTGCACGCCGGTTTCGATTGGGACCAGGCCGTTGACTCGCGCGTCCGTCGCGGTTTGGACGACACGACATGGGCCAAGCTTTCCCGCTAGCCAGCCAGGGGGCACGGTATCAATTTCCCCTGTGCCGTGCCCCGAACCATCATTCGAAACTATCCGAAAGATGCTCGCATGAACTTTACAGAGTCGGATACGCACGCTTGCCTTAGTTTCGGATCACTAGGCGAGTTCACGTCATGGTCGAAGAATGCCAACGATAACGTGAGTGCACGCATGCGCGACCGCGCCGAATGGCATGGAGGTATTAGCAACCTGAAAGACACCCTTGCACTTGCCGAAACGGGCATGGTGCGTGAGGGAATTGAAGCGCTTGAGCTGTCTGAAGTTGAACGCGACCGGGAAGTCGTGTCACAGCAATTTCAAACGGCTTACAACGTGTCGGGATGCGATGTAGACGTGGCACGATACCTATCCGGTGAACCTGAAAACATGATCGACTACACAATGGCCGACGTATCACGTACCGAACGTATTGCAACACTAGTTGTCGGCGTTGGTGTCGCGGGCGGCACCAGCACAGAGGCAATACGCCACCACGGCCGGAAGCTAGTAGCGCTGGCCGAAGCGATCGACGCCGCAGCCATGCAATCTGAGATTTGGGTCGAGTTCACCACTGGAAAACCAGAAGAGCTGTCAGCACGTATTGCAGTACGGATTAAGGCACCGGGTGAGCCGTTCGACCCTGGCGCTGCAATGTTCGCACTCACCCATCCTGCGTTCTATCGGGGGATGTTATTCAACGCATGCCATGCGTTACCAGACAAATTTGTCTCCCGCCTGGGAATCGGTTTCAATTACGGAACTTGCGTTTATAGATATGTCCATGCGCAGGACTACCCTAAGGGGGCTATCTATATCCCCCCTATCAACTATCGGGATGATACGGCGCGCCATATCGACCGAGTGCTAACCGAGCTTGGCTTGCTCACCTAAAGCAATAGACGGGATACGACGATGCAACTCGCAACAAACGAAAACCATGCTCTAATACGGTTCGATTCATTCCAGCAATTGATCACATGGACCGAATCAGCGCCGGACCACCGATCCGGGCCTATGCGCACAGACCCTGAATTCCATGGCGGTACCTCCAGCATGAAAGAACTACTACAAATGGCGCGTGACGGCCTGCCTCGCGACGGAATTAAAGCATTGCAACTAGCTACAGAAACGCTTCAAGATATCGAACGGGAGCTTAATCACCAAATATTCCAAGCGGACTACAACGTGTCAGGGTGCGATGTAGACGTGGCTAGGTACTTGTCAGGTGAGCCTGAGAATATGATCGATTACACGATGGCCGAAACGGCTCGGTTGTCGCGCGTGGTTACGCTAGTAGTCGGTATCGGCGTGCCCGGACAGGTGAGCGCGCGCAAGATCCAAGAACACGGGCACAGTCTAATGGCCTTGTCCGAAGCAATAGACCAGACCGGATTGCAGTCGGAAATATGGGTTGACGACGTTAGCGTCAATAGTCGAGGTACCCATAACGCACTGGTGAACCATTCGGGACGCGTAGCCGTGCGGATTAAAGCTCCGGGCGAATCGTTCGATCCTGGCATGTTCATGTTCGCGTTGACGCATGCCGGAATGCTTCGCGGCCTCACATTCAATGCAATGCATGCATTCCCTGCCCCTTGGATTGGACAGCTCAATATCGGCAACGGCTACGGGTGGGCCACACGCGAATTTATAGCGACCGATGACTACCCGGATGGCGCTCTGTACATACCACCGATTCTCAATAACCGCGACGCGGGGATATCGGTTAAGGGCACCTTACGTGAACTCGGACTACTTAAGGACTAACAAAAATGAACAACAACAACCGAGTCGTGACCGTCACCCTGCCTGAACAAACACCAAGCAACTACTATCCGGCAGCATGGAAAGTACCCCTCACATGCTCAATGACCGGCCAGAAACTCACAGACTTTCGAGCAGGTGAGGTCAATATCCGTAACACGGACGGACGTATCAGCTTTAGCGGCATACCGAGTGTGATTGACAACGCCGAGGACGCCGAAGCTATCGCGGCCGCACTGCTAGCCGCAGCCAAATATGTACGGGAGCAAGGCAAATGAAGGACTTCTTTTCGTTCTGGCTGTATTCCCAAATCATGTTTCTACTGGGAATGGGTCTCGGCTTGTGGTTAGGACTAGGCCGATGAATGACCCTGCAATCGAAGCCGCACAACGGGCGTGGGCTGGAATGTTCCCGCTTGGCCCGTCATGGAGTGCCGTAACCCACGACGGAAACCAAGACTTCTTTGTTGCCACTGCCCGTGAAATGGCAAGGCCCATAAGGGAACTAGTCGAGAAAGCCGAAGCATTCGGGGACGAACTCGATATGGAGGACCTTAAGAAACTCATCTACCCGCCGCATGAGCTAAGGAGCCGGACCAATGCCTGACGTACAGAAGCTAGCCGCACTACTCAACTCGTACGCCGAATACCGGGCCGCATACCTGAATGTCCCGGAACCGGTCACAGCATGCGACATGGAGCGCATGAAATTCACAGACTTAGTGATGTGGGTTGAAGTCCAGTCAATCCGCAAGGCCGCGCGCCTCATCTTGGACCCGGAAGACAACGTTATCGGCCTTCCGTCATGGCACTGGGATAGGTGGCTGGCCGAAGCGCGCGAAGCGCTAAGCACCTAGCCGGCCACCGGCCTAACCCGTTCGCTTACCCCTACCCCGTCCACTCTGCACAGCTTTTAATCGCCAAGCTGGACGAAATGAAAGGTTGAAATGATGATCACAACCAAGCACATTACTTATCGCAAGACGACGTTTAACATCTTCCGTCAATCCATCGACTACCAAGACGACATGGATACCAAGAGGGGCCGCACTCAGACCGTGCGCTCGCTCCGCATTTTCGGCGTACTCATCGCCTGGTAAAGACTAAGCGGTTTGGTTGGTGCTGGTCCGCTTTAATCGGTCACGGTCTAACACCCGTGGCCGGTTATGGCAGACAAGAAAACCTCGGAAGGAAACAACATGCAGACACCTACAGAATTTCGCGTCTGGTACACCCACCAAGTCCCCGGCAAGGCATGGGAACAATCAGTGCCAGACCCGGCCACCGGACAGGCCATTCTGGACGCCATCTACTCCGTTGCCTTATTCCAGTTCGAAAACAATATGATTCCTGACTACGCCAACGCGGGCGGGGTGACGTACCTAGACGAGGATGGCAACTGGTACGAATACGACCCGGAAGATTGGGTTTAAACCATGCCTACCCAGATAAGGATTGAACTGCCCCTACCAATCGACATAACCGGCACCCTAATCAACATCATCGGCAAGACATGGCCCGGCACAATGATCAAGGATGACGGCACTGACTGGCGCAGCGAGCGCCGACTAGTCTTAGAAATCCCCGACGAACAGCGCCACAAGTCCCCCAAGAAAGCCAAGAAATACGAAGAGGTTAAGCAACACCTCCACGCGGAGGCCGACGCGCTCATAACCGAGCTAGGCCCCAACGGTGCAGGCTTTGGCATACCCGAATATCTGACCGACATCCTCGTAGGCATGGCGAAGATCTGGTTTACCCAAGAGCCCGACGCTAAGAACTACATCGAAACCACGGTGCGTGACCCAGAAACTCGCCACCGCTACGTGTTCTATGTCGCAAAGTCGGAGGGTCAGACACCACACGCGTTACGCACGCAGGCCAAGTCCGAGCTAGAGACCGTTAAAGCCGAGCGTGACCAGTACAAGCGCGAGCTAGACGCCGTGCCATGGGAGTACGTGCCGAAGGACATCTACGACCGCGCACTAAACGACAACACCTAAGCGAGGGCGATCATGCTTAGCGCGCTAGCCAGGTACCGTAACCGCATGGCACGACCCGTCAACCTACGCGACCTAGCCAGGACGCAAGACCAAATCAAGTCCGACATCCTCGCCTTCTACGATGAGATACGACACGCACACGAGCGAGGATATTCATATAACGACATCCTCGAATTTGTTGATATGCCACGCGGCACCCTTCAAAGCATTCTTAATGGACGCAACCCACGATTCAGCGTCACACCACAAATAAATATCTGAAAACCCTTGCAAAATTATGTACACGCGATGTACACTCGAAAAGTCACCAAAACAGACGAACCACTGACCACGGTATAAAACGTCACAGTGACACCAACCAACCGCAGGAGAACCCGAAATGAGCACAACCACAGATGAAATCCGGCAGCGCTGCCTAGAACGGCTCAACCTCTCCGAAAACTTCACCGACAATGACCTGGCCTACGAACTCGACAGGCTCAAGGAAATTGAAGAAGCGGCCACAACCCTACTGTCCGCAATGGCAGCCGGTAACGATGACCAAGACACAACAAACTTTCTTCAACTCATGCTCAACCTGAGCATCGCACTCAATACCGACGACATAACCGGCTGACCAACCAACCACACACTGCACAGCTTATTAATCCCAAGGCGACCAAATGCTATTACTCGTAACAGTCCTATTCGGATTCATGGCATTAGTTGTCGGAATCGGCGCATCACACAAACTTGAAGCGCAACGGGAAGCGCACAACCAACAACTCAGAAAAACCACAGCCAAAGCTAAGCGCATCGTTTCTGAATACGCCGACGAAATACTGAACCAAGGCTTTGAGGAGGGCTACAGACACGCAGAAGCCACACTCAAGTCTAAGCCGCACGGAAAGAAGCGGAAAGCTCATGCGTAACAGCATCAAGGACATGCCTAGCGAGGCCATCCGCAAGCTATTGCAAGGCGAGAAACAAACCCTCACCAAAGTGAAGGCTCGACTAGTCCGCGAACTAGCGGAACGTCAAGAAGAACTAGACGCCGTAAACCGGCGCTTAAACGAAATTGAACAGGGCGAACAGATCCTAGCTGGACGTTAGTTGTCCGGTTAAGCAGAGAACCGACCCAACCGGGGGGTTCGCTGAATAAGCAATATAGGTCTGGGCTTCCGCTTAACCGGACTACCCAAGAGTAACCCACTGAAAGGGGGAACCATGTCAGAACTCGTACCGCGTCGCCTCTACCCGTGCAACGAGTGCCCATGGCGGCGAGACACACCACCTGGCATGTTCCCCACCGAACGATACGAAGCCCTCCGAAAGACATCCGGCACAGCCGGTGACGAAGCACCACTAGGCGCACCCATGTTCGCCTGCCACAAGACCACAGAAGGCCGCGAACAGGCATGTGCTGGCTGGCTAGCCACAGCGGGAGTCGATCACATCGGTGTCAGGTACGCGGTAGTCACCGGACGCATCCCAGGATCAGCCCTACAGCCAGGCGACGACTGGCCCGACCTATTCGACAGCTACGCCGAGATGGCGGCGACACAAGCCTTAAAGGAGCCCACGTTATGAAGCATCTCACCCTGGCCGGCCTAATCGCCTTAGCCGTCCTGGCCGCGCCCACCGCCACCGCGGAACCGCCATGCGCAGCATTCAATGTCTGCCAATACCAGCCCAGCTACAACGGGCCGCTACAACCGACCTGGAACACGCCAGGCACCTACGGGGGTTGGACAACCAACCAGGTGTTGTGCGATCCAGTGACGTATCAGTGCCACCAGGTCGTCGCCGGGAACTAGGCCCGCGCTCTGCACAGCTTTTAATCGCCAAGCTGGACGAAACACCATGCATCTTGCAGCCCAAGCCCGCATGAGCCATCATCGCACACATGTTCGATCCACTCTTCCAGGCTTTCGAACACTGGAACAGCTTGCCCAGCCACCCCACACTCACCCGACAGTTCAGGACCGTCTACGTCAACATGCTCCTAGCGCTACCAGGATGCGTAGACGGGGCGAAGAACGGCATCCACCGTGACATCAAAACCCATGGCCTAATCGTTAACCGCTGGATGAAGGGCACTCAGTTAGCCTGGATACGAACCACGTCAAACCACTGGCTAGGAATCGTTGAAGTACCCACTACCAGCGGAAACGGCTGGTCGGAAATCGCAATGAGGCTATGGCTTCCGCCGGCGACATTCCAGGCAACCAAGCCGCCAGATGTGCACCTGTGATGCTCCCCCGGCTGGATTCGAACCAACAACCGACGCCTTAACAGGGCGCAGCTCTACCAATTGAGCTACGAAGGAATGAACATGAGCTGGGTAGACATCTGTCAGAACATCGCCATCGCCGCACTAGGCGCAACGCTGATGTACGACTACATCACCCGAGACAGGAAGTAGAGAGCCGCCCCCCGGAATCGAACCGGACTAACCAACTTTGCAGGCTGGCACCTAACCAATCGGACACAACGGCATAAAGTGGACCATCGGGGAATCGAACCCCGGACACCTGCATGCAAAACAGGAATTTTGCCAACTAAACTAAAAGCCCAAAGCGGAAAGCAGAGGACCCGACCCCCAGCCCCAAGCGGGACACCTAGTTTTCAAGACTAGTCGGCACTCCAACGGCCTGCTTTACTTTCCAAAATGAATACTGTGCGCTTTATTAAGTACCCCGTGTAGGGCTCGAACCTACGACCTACTGATTAAAAGTCAGCAGCTCTACCAACTGAGCTAACGGGGCCAAACGTCGCCCACCCTACCATGTCCCCCGCCAGGGAATCGAACCCCGGACCTGCTGGTTAAGAGCCAGCAGCTCTACCACTGAGCTAGCGAGGGCTGTACGCTGCCTGCATGAAAATGGAACACGCCAATCTCACCGAACATGCAGTAGCCCGCGCTAAAGACGCCAACGAAGCCCTTAGTGGGGCAGTGGGCGCAACGCCTCAAGAAAAATTCCTACAAGGAATCGGCTACGCACTGACGTCAATTGCGTGCTCACTGGCTGCCGCACAGGCCAAAAAACTCGACTAAGTGTGGTAGGCGAGATTTGAACTCGCGTCACCTGCTTGGAAGGCAGGGGTACTAGGCCCCTATACGACTACCACAATCAACTATCCAACATATTCACGCGCCGACTAACTGCATGCGCTGCTGCCGCATGAGCATACTCAAGACTACGCGCCATATCCGCAAACAAATCGGAAACAATACACAGAAGCCCAGGCGTGAGTTCACCATCCGCCCACGAAACTAGATGACGAAGCGGCGAATCTGAACTAATCCTGCCGAACTCGCAGTCCTCGACTATCTCAAAGAACTTGTTCCGGATGTCCATGTCCCCGGCACGCGCCTTATCCTCCGGCATACTTCTTCTCATATTTTCGTGAAGGCGCAGCCGCTTCTCAAGGGAATGCAGTTTCTCGGCGCTCTCACGCAGATATTCGGGGTACCAAATCACAGGAATAGCCATGAGACTCATGATAGCTGGTTGCATCACGGACGGGGGTCGAACCCGCAATCTCTAGGTTGAGAGCCTAGCGAGATACCAATTACTCCACCGCGACATATAAAAGCACCTACGCAAGGATTCGAACCTCAATTACCGGAACCAGACTCCGGTGTCATGCCAAATTAGACCACATAGGTTTGGTGGCGATAGCCGGGAATCGAACCCAAGTATTCCGGGCCACAACCGGACGCTCTACCACTGAGCTACTACGCGTAGTTCCGGTGCGACTCGAACGCACACTAAACCGGGTCTAAGCCGGAATCCTCTGCCAGTTGGGATACGGAACCAGAGCCGGATATACCGCCGACAATCGGTGATCAGGCATCCGGGTCTACCCGCTCCTCGCGGAACCGTGGCCTATTGCAACCCGGACAGGAATCGAACCTGCAACGACCCGCTTTGGAGACGGGCGCTCTACCAGTTGAGCTACCGAGCTATACGAGCAACCCCGGCGTGCCGTAGCCAACCACCGAGGCCAGACAGATCGTGGGGCCGCAGCCGCAGAACCCGTACCTTGCTCACGCCGACATGACAGGAATCGAACCTGTGCGCTCCGGGGCTTCACTCCGGTGCTCTACCAACTGAGCTACATGCCGAATCAGGCCGACAGGCCCAAGCCGCTGAACTGCACAAACCAAACCCACATGAACCTAAGACGGGTCGCGGTAAGGTTCTTACAAGCCAACGGGGACAACAATTCCCAGCGGCGTAACCGGCCAAAAGGCCGGGGTCAAACAACTCCATAGAGTAAGGAACACAACCCTCAATGAACACCAAAATTCGGATCTTCGCCGTGGTGCTACAAGCGTGCAATTTCGTAGCCCAAATCGTGCGAATTTTCATTGAGCTGAACTAGGGGAAGTCGTTCACCCCACGGTGGGCCAGCCTAAGAACTGGCCCACCAACCTAACGTACGCAGGGAGGGAATCGAACCCCCGTAGCCGAAGCGCCAGATTTACAGTCTGGAGGGCCTTGCCCAACAAGCCCAACCCACGCGTGGTCTGACTACAGGGATTTGAACCCCGAACCCCTGACACCCAAAGCCAGCGCTCTACCAAATTGAGCTACAGTCAGTCATCTCGCAACCTTTCCGCAGGTCGCGAACGTCAAGAGCCGCAAACCGGCCCCAAGTTTTCTGATTCCGGTTTACGTGCTGGTCATCATGGTCTACGTTGTTCCCTATGTCTCGTGACAAGACCTCTCGCAACCAGTACAAGACGTACTGGTGCCGGAATCTGCAACGCCCTCAAAGTGGGTCGGAGGCTAAACGCCCCATCTCACGCACCGCCACAAGATCCCTAGCCGCTTTCTCTATCGCCGCTATCGCGATAGCGGGTGCGAAGGTTGCCAGCGACAACACGATGCCGGGTAGCGGATTCTCCACAATTGCGACTGTGGCGGCAGACCCCACGGGGCCAACAGGAGGCCCTGGTGGCGGGCCTGGCGGAATGAACGGCTCACAATTTCAGCCTCCGCAAATGCCCAGCTCAATGCCTGACTACCAGGGCGGTATCAACCAGCCACCCCTAGATCAGAACTCCGGCATCTCAATCTACAACACGGGATCACCTGGCGCACAACAAGTTCCCGGCCAGCAAGCCGGACAGCAGCCTCAACAGGCTCAACAGCCTGCGCACGGCACACAGATCCCGGACTACCAAACCAACCCCGGATACACCCAAGGCCCAGGCAAGCCGAACCCAGACTACCAAGCGCCGCAACAACAGTCGCCGCAACAGGGCCAACAACCCCAGCAGCAGCCGAGTCAAGCCCCCACACAGACTCAGCAGCCCGAGCAGCCGCAGAACAAGCAAGACGACACCACCAGGCAGATGGACCAGCGTCAGCAGAAGTGTCAAGCGGCATTAACCAAACTCGGATACACGGCAGCCGCTACCGCACCGTCAGTGATCGGCGGTGGTGGCCGTACACCGATCTGGTTTGATCCACGGCTTGACCCCATTCCTGCCCCCGATCCTGGTGGTTGCACCTCAGGTTGCGACGAGCCGCAGACTAGCCAGTCCGACTCCCAGCGTCTCGACGATATCGAGAAACGACTGCAAGAAAATGAGAAACGCACCGACGACTTGCAAAAGGACAACGATAAGATCAAGGACGAAAACCGCAAACTGAATTGCCAAGCAACCAAGGACTTCTCGAAGTGCCCAGACCTGCGCCGCAAGCCAGTCAAACCCAAGGACCAACAGTGCGAGGGGACTATCAGTAACCCCACGCCACTATGCAAGTTGAATCCCTATGACACCAAGTACTGCACCGCCGGTGAGGTACTTTCCAAGCAGTACGATATCGCCAAGGCGGTCCTTGGCACCGTGGGAAGTATCTTCTCGGGGCCAGGGGCGTTCAAAGATGTGTCAAAAGCAGTCGATGAGTTCACCAAGCAATGCCAACAAGGGGCACCATAATGTCAGCAGAAAGCGTCCAGACAGTCTTATTTGTCGCGATACCTCTAGGTGCTGTCGCAGCGGTGCTCGCGCTCATTGTCGCCCTGATCGTGTTCATGTCCCGTCGCGCGAAGCGCCGCAACCAGCAGCCTCAACCGCTGGACGATGACCCGACAACCGAAGTGCAGACAAACTGACATGCAGAGTAAGTTAATCGCCTGTTGCATAACAGTATTCGCTGCCACGGCATGCGGTACTTCACAGCCAGGAGCAGACGTAAGCACGGCCCCCAATTTCGACCAGATAACCGGCCAATACCCGGAGCAACCAGCCGGCATTCCTGGCGAAGCCATCGCGCCCATCGGATCATGCGTAAGCCTTGAAGGGCCAAGGGAGAAACCGTCGCTGAAAGTGGTTGACTGCGGCTCACCGGCTAACGGCTACAAAGTGATACAGCGAGTTTCCATGCCCGACCAGTGTGTCAAAGACGCCGAGCAGCGGTTCTACCTTGACACTCCCGATGGTGGATTCGCGGCATGCCTGGACTACGCGTGGAGCACAAAAGACTGCCTCAGCATCGGCAAGGTGTCCGTTGTCCGCGCCGCGTGCAACGACAACACAGCGCCCCGGCGTGAGAAGCCGATCAGCATCGTCTACGACACCCAAACAGCGGGTGTGTGCCCAACAGGCGGATTCGCCCACCCGATACGCCGGTTCACCATCTGCACTGAACCTCAGCACTAACGTCGCATCGGCAGGGATTGAACCTGCGGCCTCCGACTTATCAGGTCGGCGCGCTAACCAACTGCGCCACAATGCGATTACTACTTACCCCACACGCTTCACCGCTCAAGACGGGAGAGGCGACACGTGGGGACTACGTTGCGCAGGCGGGATTCGAACCCGCGACCTCACAGCTTATGAGACTGGCGAGCTGGCCAAACTGCTCTACCGCGCAATAGATCATCTACCTGGGGAAGACGATCAAAACCCAAGACGGCTAGGACCAAAACGCCGCGCTATCGAACTTCTGCCCACCTGAACGCAGAGCCGACCGCAACGAGGCCCTTAAGGCAACCGCCCCCGCACCTTTTCTCGGTCTGGTCGCCCAGCCGAAGAACATAACTATCCCGGCCAAGATAAATTCCGCGAACGCGCCGTAAAAGAAATAGTCCATTCCACGATTCGGTTTCGGATAAGCGATTTGTACTTGAGGGATTATGGCTAAAGAGATCAGGAGGAAGCCGAACAGCCCTATCGTCAAACCAACGATTTTTGCGAAATCACCCGGCACCCGCCCCAGCCTGAAACAGGCATACAGCAATGCGAAAGCGATTACCGCCATTATCACCGTCTGGTAGTAAATATGCAGTGCGGAAGAAATCAACTGCATCGCAGGCAGATGCTTAAGTTGGTCCAACTCATCCGGAGTAGGTGGGTGGGCGGACTGATAGGTCCACAGAAGGGTGCCGGTGGCCATTGCCAGGGCCAGTAACGACGCGCACTCGACTAGCTTGCTGATGAAGATGGCAATCTTGCGTTCCGACAACCCAATCACCTTGGACAACAACATCATCGAACTCTGTCCGATACTCAGCATCGCTAGCATCGCGGACATCAACGCCCACACTGGATCGTCCATGCCGAAACAATACGATCCCCTGAGCTGCCTGCGTGGATCGAACACGCGACCTGTCGCTTACGAGGCGACTGCTCTAACCAACTGAGCTAAGGCAGCAATACGTAGTTCGGGTGGGAGTCGAACCCACAAACACCACATTTTGAGTGTGACGGCTTTGCCAATTTGCCTACCGAACCCAACCGACCTAACCCGCGCGAGGCGTAACCGGCAGCAAGCACAAAGCCCGCTTTAAATGAGACAAGGCATTTAACAACCCGCCATCACCATCTACATAAGCCCGCGCATAATCCGACATCTCATCCGGATACCCGCCAGCCTGATACAAGTAGCCGGTAACCCGAAGAATCTCCTCAACCTGCTCAACAGTAGGAAGACCATCCCAAACCTTGCTACCGCGCCCCGTAGCCACCGGGCCACCATCTGAACCCCAACCACCATGAGACCCAATCACCGCAGCACCCCCAAATGCGGGCGCTCAGACGCCGGAGGTCGGCCAAACGGATAGCGCATCGTCATTCCCATCTCCAACTTGTAGTCCTCACACTCATCACAGACACAACCCGGCGCATACGACCAACTAGGCGCACTCGCCATGAAACAACTCCCCCGCACGCTCACGAACCACATCGCCTAAGCGAATCAAGTCATCACAAACATCACACCTGCACTCAACATCAGACTTGTACTCATCAAGCACTCTCGTCGCCCTCGTCGTCCTCATCAGTAAGCGACGCAATAACAGCCATCACCTTAGGAGCCAGACCAAACGCCTGCACCCACTCAATAAGGTCCGCACGCTCTGAATCCTCAAGCTCAGAACCACCCTGGCCTTGCGACAAATCAATAGTCCGCAGATCGCCGTCACCATCAATGTATTTAATGACCCGCAGTTCAGACACCAGAATGTCGGCCTTGTCCATGTTGTATTCAGACATGTTTAGTTATAACAACCAATCCCGAGAAACCTTGTTTCTCGCTTTACTAGTAGGCGGTCGATTACCGCGACGCCTATTGCAATCCAGATGCGCGGGCTTACCGTTCGAATCCGAAGTCAACAACGGAGAATCCGGAGGCAGATCACTAACCGGAGTGACGTGATCAAGCGACCCCGACCACGGATTAGCTTTCCTACTGTGCCCCTCGCACTCCGGGCCACATGTCAACGGAATCTCGTGCGCGTTCTCCCACGTATAACCATCTGTCCGTACGAACTGGCAGATCGGTTTCAGGTTCGGATCAATCGGTGACTTGCATAGATGGCAGATTCCCGACTTGCTAAGCACCCTGCGCCGCATCCGCAGATACTCACGCTCGGTACGGCCAGCATTCTTCGTCGTCTTCTTCCGCAAGTTCCCCGGCATCTAACCCCCACTCCGCTACGGCCTCCCCATGCCTGCCCTTCCCTGATTTACGCTCCCGGTACCGGTTACGGTGCGGGACAGCAGCATTGGACCTGCGAAGCTCTATACGGGCACGGTAACTATCACCCCGGCTCACAGCCGCCCTCATGCCCACCCTGTAGGTAGCAAGAGCCACGCCCGCAGTACCAGGACAGCGGAACCTCGGGGCACTCGCCCACGACAGCCTCTAAAGCCAGTTCGTCGGCATGCTCATACACCTCATCGCCGGTCATTCGATTGCCTCCAACAGCTTGCAAGCCGCGAACTCGTGCGCATGCTGACCGGCCTCACCGGCCCGCTTCACAAGACGCATCATCTTGTCCTCCGGCAGAGTCACAAGGATCTGCCTAACCGGCGGCGGCTTAGGCTTCGTCGTCATAGTCGTAGTCCTCCCAAGCCAGCAACTCACGCTCAGACCCCTCCAAAACGCCCGTAACCGAGTCGTACGCAAGGAATCCCACAACATTCGGATCAACACCCGCAGCCAACAAGGTCGCTGCCACAGCCGAAGTCAGCTCAACCAAACGGCTCTTAATTGGACCGCTCACAACACATCCCGATCAAGCCAATGCCACTGCATCCGATGCGGAAGCGCACACACATTCAGCGCGTCCCGAATCTCCCGCGAAACATCACCCACAGTCGCCGCATCAACCAACACTCGACCAAACCCACAGCCCTTCGGAGCCTTAAATTCCCGCGTCGAAATACTCAGCCATTCAGAAGGATTCAAACCAAGGGCTTCCCCGACCTCAATACATGCCGGGTGAGTGCCCGCCAGGATCGCGCCCTTAATCAGGCTCGACCGCCCATCAAGCCATGGGCGCGTAGCATCAAGCCATGGGCGCGTAGGACGCTTCCACGAGTACGGATGAGGGTTTGCCCAAGTTTCGATCACACCACCATCAATCACACCGGCCTCAACTCGCTAGAACGCTGCGCACGCTTACCCCGCGACGTAGCCCGACAACCCTTGCTCTTACAGCGGTACATCTGATACAGGAAACCGCTTGTCGCGTAAAACTTTACGCCATCACGTTTCAAGTCAGTGCCATTGCACTTAACGCAATGCAGCAGCTCGTCGTCGTTGTCCTCATACAGAGACAGATTCAGCTTTGACCAGGGCAACCAGCGTTCCATGAGCTGGCCCGTAAGAACCGTGTCATGCTCGCAGTACTCGCGCATGACCTTCTGGGCTGCCCGACGCTCCGCACGTGTCCCGTACCGAATGTCATGCCACAAATCGGTTCCACCGTGCGGAACCTTCCGGTCCCCCAAGTAGATTCGTGACGACCAATCCAGTTTCAGGGACAACAAGCCCTGCTTAAACTTCTGCTTAGTCAGTTTCACAAGGTCGAAACTCTTGTAAGGCGTTGGCGGGCCAAGTTTTAGGCGTTCGAACTCAGCGTTAAACCATTGCAGGTCGAAACGATCACCGTTGTAGGTGACCACGATGTCAGCCTCATTCAGCAGCTCCCAAGCCGCACGAATCATCCGGTCGTATGCATCGCCGTCAGCATCATCCCAAGCCGCATGAAAGATCACCTTGTCAGATCCGCGCCACTGCGCGGCGAAACACAATATGCGAGACGGCTTTACAACCCTATCGATGTGGATGAACGGCTTGTAGAGGCTGAACGTTTCAACGATGGCGCGTTGCGTCTCGATATCGACGGTCAGGATCTTTGCGGCCACTAAGAGCCCCCACCGTAGGCCGGGGCATGCGCCACATCCCCTGATCCGAGACCTATCCCCAGATGAAAAGTTCCAGCCGCCTTGACAACCTTGTCAGCTTCGGCGCGTAAACGGTCTATCTCAAAGTCAATGAAGATCTTGGCTTTCTCTAAATCCTCGATCCGCCCGTCAACCGTCACGCCTTTGTTCTTGCCGTCCATGCGGGTACTGCGCGCCACGTACTGCACAGCCTGCGCACCACAACCAGTCAACTTGCCTGATACTGCAATCAACTGAACGTCGCCAAACTGGTAGTACTTAGGCGATGTCGCGTCTGACATTCAAGAATCCCCCCACCCTGCGCAACACATCGCAGAACCGAGTGATCGGGTCCACGGAACGCGGCAAGGCATTAATTAGGTGTAGAGCCAACATGATTGGCACCACACGAGCGATTACAGGACGGCTCACTAGGTAGCGGTCCCATCCCTCGCTTAGAAGTTCGTTAACGGGAGCGGCAATCTCGTAGGCGATGATCACGCCCAGCAAGGCCGACCATGCGATGTCCGCTGGTCTCATCCCCCACCCCCTTTTAGAAACGCAGGCAGCGGCCAAGCTGTCCCAATCAACACTTGGCCGTGCCCACGCGGTGCAGCCAGAACCGGCAAGCGGGCGCACCAAACTCTCTATGGCCTTCGTAAACGAGCCCACGCAAGGTCTTGCCGAACCTCACGCAGTTCATCCTCAAGCGCTTGAATCCTCCGCGCCGCCTCAACATCTCCAGGAAAGAGGTCTGACAGGGCCTCGACAACTTGATTCGCGGTGTCGGCGTACCCGTTCGAATAACGGACCCTCGACAGCGCCCATTCGACTCTGCGCGCAAGCCTGTCCTGGCTCGTCACAGAACCTCCGGCAGCTCAACCACCGGGTCTATTCCCGCGCGACAAGCTCTGCAAATTCGGTTACCCGACCCCCACACCTCGGTATTCTCCGGCGTGTACTCGTGATTCCTACGGCACGTGTCATACCGCGCTGGCTCATCATCCGACTCGACATGCCAACACAGATTCTCGGCACGGTTATCGGAGACGTCACCGTTTTTCCACTTAGGTGTAGCACCTTCAGGACGGGGGCCAACAAACGCGTTCAACACCAAAAGGTGAACATCACGCGGACGCCCTTTGATCTTTACGCGTCTCCGGCCCCGCTCATCCGTCCATTGAGAAAGAGTTTTACGCTGACTTATTACTTCCGCTTGGTCGCTGACCTTATAGCCAGTCTCACCAACAATTTCAGCCCACAATTAGATACACTTCTCCCAACAGAATTATTGTAGCAACAAACCAGGTTCCCTTTACCGAGTTGCCATCGCCGCCAGAATATCCCCCACTTTGTAGCGCTTTCGTGCTCCGACTTTCTTGCCTGAATACAGGCCCTCACGCTCCCAGTTATAGATATCCCACACGGTGACCGGGTGGCGGTCTGCAATGGATTTGGCCGACGCCCATTCATTGACATCAACAATCTCGTTGTTGCAGACCCACCCTTGCCCCCATGCGCGCATCCGGTCATCTACTGACTCGCACGCCGCAGCATCGACAAGTGCCAGGGTTTCCCGGTAGGTGTCGATGATGCGCACGAGCCTCGCTACGCGGGTGTCATTAGGCCACGGCCAGAGGCCAGCCACTATGCGGCAGCCTCCAAGTCCTCTTCGCCCTTGTCGAGCATCTTGGTTTCATGCTCAAAGAAGATCGGAGACTTAGCCTTAAAGATGCGCGGCACCTGGCCCTCCACGCGTACACAAATGCCCTCATCAACCGAAAGCGGATTGGAAAGCGGTAGCGCGCCGCTGAACTTATCCGCCAGATTCTTATCAAGGTAAGCGTCTACGTAAGCCTCAGTAATCCTCGGCTCATCCTCGGCCGAAACGTACTCGTCGAACTTATGGATGACCGGAACCGTTTTGACACCGATCGCCGCGCAGAACTGCTCCACGCCGTCCCAAGACAGGTCAGCGATAACGCCCTGCCCATTCACCGTAGCTACCCGGTACACGTACAGAGCGCAGTCACCAGGACGCAAGTTGTAGGTGTAGCCCTTCTGGATCGGCTTCTCTTCACTCTCCCAGCCGATCAGCTCGCCATACACGATGAAGTTCTCCGGGATCAGACCCTCAAGCCACTTAGCGCAGGCTGCCCAGATGTCCGAGTCGTAGTAGTGATTGTTCTCAGAACGGCCCTTAATCACCCTCCGGGAGCCCGCCACATCCTCGTACGCAGTATCCGGGGTGGCGATTCGCAGCCACTTGTTAACCACAACCCGCTCAATCCAACCCTTATCGCGGGCGGCAGGAACCCGGCCAATACGGATGCTCGTGCCGTGCAACTTCTGAGTCACCACAACCCGTTTAGGCTCCCGGAACACATGCCAGTTCCTAAACAGATGCTCGGTATCTAGATGCATGGGGAATAGCTTCTGATCGACCCGCTGACGGATCTTCGGCTGCCTCGACGCGGACTGTGCCCGCTTGCCCGGAACCTCATACTTACGGCAAATCTCATGACCGTTCAGCGTGTCGAACGTGTCCCCCACCTCAAGCTGAGAAACGTCAATGCCCGTGTAGGCCAGCGACTCAAGCGGCATGAGTAGCGCACTAGAGTTGTTCTTACGCAGCCGGATTGCCCTAACGCGGCGGTTAGCCTCCAAGTAGCCGGTCTCGCCGGCATCATCGTTAAGCGTCGCCTCCCTGTGCAGGTTGTTTAGGCGGGCGTACTCCTCGGACAGCTGGGTTTCCGCGACGAACAATACGCGCAGGTCTCCGGCCTTAATGCCCTCCCTTTCCGTGAGCACCTGGTACCCGAACATTGGGATTGCGACCAGGTTGTCTAGGCCCAGAACCCTTAGAGGCTCTGGAACCCGAACGACAACCGCCGCGTAATTCACATTCTTAGGTGTTTCAAACTTCACTATTTACCCTCCCGCAAAACACTAAATTCATGACTCAGCAGCCGGGTCAAATGCAAAGAAGACATAAGCTCCCCGTCCCACACGTCAACCGCTAGCCAGCTGTTGTACTTTTGCACCCGGATTGCAGTTACATGCTTATCCGCGATAACAGTCCCAACCGGAAATTGATTTAGTCTGTCTTCAATGTCCATCCGGTTTAGAAAGGTGCTTCGTCCTTAGAAGGCTTCGCGTTGCCCCACGGGTCATCATCCTCACGCTTCCGACGAGCCAAAGCCGCAGGACCAACAAACTCCGCCTCAATCTCGTAAGAACTGCGCTTCTCGCCGTCGCGGTTCTCGTACGGCTTCTGCTTTAGCTTGCCCCAGACTCCAACTGTGTCGCCCTTACGCAGCTGCTCGGCCGCGCCCTCCGCATATGCTCGCCAGGCGTTGACCCGCAGAAACACGGTGTCTTCATCCACCCACTCGCCGGACTGCTTGTCGTACCGACGAGGAGTTGACGCGACCGTGAAGTTAGCGACGTGGACGCCGGAGGGCAGCTCCCGTAGCTCCGGGTCAGCGGTCAGGTTTCCGACAATGAAAGTGTATGTATCAGGCATGAATTACCTCCCTTGCTGTAGCAAGGATTTCGTTTATTGTTGAAGCGTCCGGTAGCGTTATTCCGGCCTTACGCGCAACAAATGGCAAGTCAGACGGCGGCACGAGCGTCTTATACGATGACCTCTTTTTGCCGTCAATGTTTCGAGTCTTAGTAATCACCTTAAAGTGATGCGCATATCGTTGGTACGGCGTATTGTGCATATCGCCGCCTTCAATGAGCACATCATTCTGTCTCAACAACTTGAATAGAGTGTTTTGGCCTATGTTTCCAAGGATCTTCGCGACCGTACCTATTGAGTACGCGCCATCAGCATTTGCAAATTGATCCCATGCCGCGACCTTAGGTGCGTCGATCACGACCTTAGCTTCAAGCTCAATATTTCGGGCTTCCGAAGCGACAGCCTTAGCACGCTCAGACCTCGCGAGGCTTAATAGCTCGGCGAACTTCTCAAGCATGGTGTCCGGATTGGACAACTCGGCTTCTGCACGCGAACCCGGCTCGATGTATGCTCCACCCGATTTACGAATAGTTGGTAGCACTTCGGCAGTAATCCAACGCCGGAATCTCCGAGCTTCCGGCTTCCGGCTATCCAAAATCAAGTCATAAAGACCAGACTCATTAACCATGTACATGTTGCGCCTCTGCGCCCCAGAGCTGACTGCACTACTAGTAAAGTCAGCCTCATCGACCCTGCTCAGGGCCTTGGACACGTTGCCGAGTCCCAGGATGTCCAACACGTCTCGCGCTATCCACCACGGCTCACCGTCAATGGTCACCACCCGTACGTCACGGCCATCAAATACGAACGTGCTTAGATCACTCATATCAACCCCGCCTCTCTGTGAATCTCTGCCGAAATGGCTTCAACCTGTTCTGTGCTATAGCCCAATCCGCGCAAAGCCTCAGCGCGAGAAATAGCTCCAATCTCAAAGAGCTCCAAAATTTCATTCTTTGAAAACGCCCGTCTAGCGTTCAGACTCATTTTTCCTTAGCCTTTAGGAGGCAATACGCCTCGTAGTCACTCTGTGTCAAAGTGGTTGCGCAATCCGCATTCGTGCATATAACGACACCCGAACCGACCCACGCACCCAACGTCGGTAAATCACACTCAGGACAAGGAGCCCGACGCCGCTCCCAAACCTTGCCCAACCCCACAATCCCGTCAGCCTGCGAATGCAACCCACGAACACGCAACGCAAATGACACACCGTCGATAGACCCATTCCAAGTAACGATGTCCCGAATACGCGCCTCGGGCCGAAGAGACAGAACCGACAGCGCGCTATCGATAGCGTTAATTAGGTCCACGACACGGACGTTCAGCGGTGACGACGGTTCCGAACTTCCGCCTACCCGCTCACCACCAGCGCTAGAGCCCTTAGCCTTAAATGACTCCAATGCGCGGCGATACTCCGGCAGCTCAGACCAGCATTTCTCAATGTCGTCAATGCAGCGGGGGCACAGCCCAGGCCGCACGACCACCGCTGGACCTGTAGATGTACGTGCTACGCAGTACTTCCCGGACTGGCAATGGTTATCCATCCTGCACCTTTTTCTTGCGTTCCCGATAGGCGCTCTTGGCTGCCAATCTGCATGCGCGGCAACGGAATGTGCCAGGTGCATGCGGGACAGCTTCGGCGTTATCTCCGCTTACCTCGTGTAGCCGCTTGCGACACAACCGCGCCGCCGACTTGTCGCGTAGTTCGGTTCGATCCCATTCGTCTAGGCCGCCCCAAACGCCGTACACCTTTTCCCCCGTGCGGTTTTCCCAGGCGAGGGCATAGTCAAGACACTCCTTAACTACCGGACATTCCTGGCAGATCGCCTTGGCAGCTTCGGTAGCGACGGTTCCCCGCGTCTTAGGAAAGAACGCGCCGTCATCGTCAACGCCCTTGCATGCCGCTCCCGGTAGATGAGGTATGTCCTCTATCCCGAATGTTGGGGTGTGCTTGCGCTGGTTGATATTGATTCCGGATAGAACTGGTTCGTTGTTTCCGTTTAGCGTTCCAAGGTCGCTTCTAAGCGGGCCTGCCCTCACGCGGCCTCATTCGACATTCTCACTCACCTTAATTTCGATACGCGAATTCTTTGGTTGCGTTTGATCAATAGATAGACTTAATTTGGTTACCCATTTCGAATCGTCGCCAGGCCAAACACCGGCCTCGACCATGCCGTCCAATGCTGCTTTGGCGAATGGCCCGAGTGAGTCAACGTCTCGTCGTCTTTTGTCTGGAACAAACCAGGTGATTGCGACTTGCGACGGGCCTAGATTCTTTATTCCGGCTTGCCGGGTGAGCCAAGCAACGGCCTCCCCGACCTGTTGCTTGGCTTTCCGGACTTGCGGCCACGTCCACCTACGCTGATCGTTGGAGAGCATTGGTGGGCGTGTCATGGGCACCGTTATTTGGTGCTCCACCAACTATCCCTTAAAGCCGGGCCAGTCCGGGTGCAGCAGCACCAGCTCTGTCCTTAGCTTTTCGCCCTGCCTCAGATAGATGGTGTTGTCTTCGCGGACAGCCGCTATGTCTGCGCCCTCAAGGACGATTGTGTGGGTAGCGGTGTTGTACTTAAAGACGACGTGTGTGTCGGGGAGGCTGATCTGCATACCCTCCGGAGTGATCGCCACACCGCCGTTCCCGGTAATTACAATGCTGCCCATTACCAGTAGTCTCCGACCGTCTTTCGCCCGCCGCTAGAGTCCACCATTGCGTCTAGCGTGGCGCTGCCGCCACCGCCGACATTCCAGTGATCGGACTGGCCTAGCGTCTCCCCTATGCCGGTCATTGCGTCGCCAGGAATGTCGGTACCGACACGCTCAGCGGAAACCAAGTCGTAGTGCGTATAGCCGTCCTCCTGCTCAGCGGAGAAGTTGAACCGCACATCGATATATGGCATCAGAAGTCTCCCGGCTGGACCTGCAAGCACTTCAAACCCAATGCCCGCCAGAGGTTCACAACCTGGTCGCGATCATCTAGCACAAACCGAACGTTGTACTTGCCGCGAATGTACTGGTTGAACAGGTCGTACTTCACCCGGTAGTCAGGCAGCTTGTTTCCGTTGGCGTCCTTAGCTCCGGTGGGCCGCATGTGCAGCTCATCCCGATAGATGCGGTTGTCAACCAACCACTTATCTGTAGCCTCGCGGCACTCATCGTCTCGACCAGATACGAATAGAACGTGTGGCGGACCTTCTGGCGTGTTGTCCGCACCAGCGATGGTGTTAACCAACCAACGAACATGCTCATCAACTGTGTCCGTGTGTACCTGCGTGTAGTCGTACGGTGACCGGCCAGCCATGTGTGCAACCGTGCCGTCAATGTCCACGATGATTGCTTCCGGTAGCCCGTCGATCCATTCGACCGGCTCAGGTGTGAAGGTCTCAAGCTGAGTTACCTTGGGCCAGTTCTTAATCGGGTACCGCTTAGCCATCCGCTCAATCACATCAGAGCCCACGTAACGCTCACCCCGAGCCTTACGCAACAGGTCGATAGCGGCACACTTGAGCTGGCCGGTGTCAACGTCGATTACCTCGAACTCGGCTCCGTACTGCGCGGCCATCTTCTGCCACTTACGCAGCCAACGCGGCTCCAAATGCGTAGCATCCACCACCACTGACGTACCCGACTTGAGCAGCGCATGTACCTGCGCACGCTCAGCCGTCGTCACCTGCTCTTCACACTCCGTCTTGCCGGTGTAGTGGTTGTCGTGCAGCATCTTCCGTAGGTCATCGCGACAGACCCGGACAGCGCCGGTTGCAGCGGCAATCTCTTTAGCCTTGGTGGACTTTCCGGAGCCGGGGTACCCGCGCATAGCGGTTAGTTTCAATGTCACTTATCGGCAACTTTCCGTGGATCACCACTGTTTAGATCCCGCTCAACCTCGGCAGCGGCAGCGCGCAGAGCGCCCAAACTGCGGTCGCGCCGACGGTCTCGCTCAAAATTGGCATGTACTAGCTTGGCAATAAGAATGGCCTTAAGGCGTAGCCGTTCCGGCGTCGCTTCACCGTCAAACCATGAGGAGTACTCCTCGCACACGAAAAGACCTATAAGCTTGATCTTTACGTGCAACCGAGGCGCTTTAAACGTTGGGTCGTACCGTACGCTCCACTTGTGAAATCTCGGCAGCTTGGGGAACTCCAACTGATCCGTCACTACTTCACTCACTCTTGCTCCTTAAGTATCTTGCGCACATCCGAAAACGTCTGGCGCTTAATGAATTCCCCGTCTTCCCACACCGGCTGTAACAAACTGTTCAACTCGGCGAAAAGACCTGCCTTCTCAACCAAAAACATCTGCCCACCAAATGCTTTCGACTTCCTTAGGACTGCCAGGCGGCCCGTTGCAGACTTCTTAGTCCCGTCATCGGTAACCGGGTCCTTAAGCAGATTCACGCCCCGACCGTCAACCTCAACCCAAGTCGCCTTCATCGCAGAACCAAACGTGTCCCGTGTGTTGTACTGGTACGTAAAGGAACCCACACCAAACACAACATTCGTAGACGCGTAGCCCAGTTTCTCCATGCGCGCCGTGATGGACCTAGCCCGATCCAATGTGATCGAATCACCATAGATCGCACCGACTTTAGGGTTCAGCTCGATGAACCCGGCGATGTTCTTGCGTCCACCGAAATGCTCGTAAAGCAGGCCAAGTACGCCCATCCACTGCGGCGAACCAGTGGGCGCATTCTCATCACCGCACAGGATCGTCTCGGGGTCTCCCGAGTCGGGCCGGATGACCAGCTTGCCGTCGCGGGCACAAACCTTGTCCCTTAGAGCCGGTAAGTACTCAGTGAGCACCCGCCACAGATCGAACGTGTCTGCCACGACTGCGACCGTTCCAGTCGGATACAGGTCCAGGAGGCGCGAAAACGTCTCTTGCTCCCCCAGCGTCTCAATGCCCGTGCACATCACCGAATGTTCGGTAGCGGGCACGCTGGACGCCTCGTATGGCCCGCCGTAGTAGCGCTCAATCCAATCGAGCGACACCAGGGAGTCGGTACCCGTGAATGACAGGAGGTGCGCCGCACCGGACACCGCCGCCGACTCATGCGAGGACATGCCCCGATAGGAGAAGTCATGGCACTGCCAGTCGATATCGGTTGGGTCACCGCCGGTTCGCAGGGCCGCGGCCTCCAGCACTTTGCGGTACTCGTGGGCAATGGTCGCTGACGTGGACGCTTGCCAAAGGCCGGCGGATAGCCCTGTCTCAACAAAGTTGGTCAACCAGGCGAAATCAGGGTGCGTGTTCTCCACCGTGAATGAGGGCACACCGATAGGAACTAGCGTGCCCTCAGGGACCGCGCAGAACCGCAACGGCAGGTATCCCAAACCATGCAAGGCGAGTACATGGTCGTACCCGATGCCGAGCGCTGCACCCTCTCCAAGAATCTGCTTGATCCGGTTCAGGTAGGCGATCACCACATCGACTTCATCCGCATTGAAGAACGGCACGAACTCATCCATCAGGTACCGCTGGATGTAAGCCTGCAACCCGAAATGCACCACCTTGTCAACACCAGGGATTCGGCTCTTGCGGTTGGTGTAGTTCGAGTAGACCCGTGTGACGTTTCCGCTTAGCGCGTACTGCCTGCGGTGGTCCAGTTTGTATGCGTCCGTGTGGAATAGCGGAGCCACGGGCGCGTAGTCAACACTCACTTGGATAGTCCATTTCTCATAGCGTTGAACATGATTGGGAAAGTCGGAACAATCGAGAACGGCCTAACCGCACCCGTGTAAGCGCCGGGGTGGGAGTCCGTGGTGTAGATCCGCCCGTAGTGGTCATGCAGCTGACCGGACTTGCCGGAGAAGATGCCGTGCGTAACCCACAGGTCGAGCTGATCCTTTGGCAGGTTCAACATTTGGGCTAGGCCAACGAATGTGCCGCCGCCGTCACAGATGTCATCGACAACCAGGTAGCGCCAGTCTTTAGGCGTGGCACCGAGCATCCGCATCCCGGTAATCCGACCCGTAGCGAAATCGCGTTCCTTCTCAGCCCTCACCGCCGGGCAGCCCAAATGCGCGGCGATGGCGCTAGCGCGCGGCAGTGCCCCCTTGTCTGGGGCAATCACAGCGTCATACCTGCGCCCCATCAAAGCCCGGTCAATCAAGGCGGTCGCATCCAGTTCGATCACGTTGTTGTATGGCTTAACCCCAGCTTCCGAATGCCCATCCACAGCGATAATCTTTTGTGCGCCAAGCGAGTTGGCAAGCCACGCATAGGCCGCAGCACCCTTAGGTGTGCCACGGTCAGCGCGAGCAGCGGGCAGGTAGGGCAGCATGAGCACGAACGGCTGCATCCTGTATTGGGCGTGTGTGGCCAGCAGCGCAGCCTTAACCAAATCGTTTGGGTCAGCGCCGCGCACATCCGCAATCCATGTCACCCGACTATTCGGGTAGGTGTGGATGTTCCTTAGATGCCATTCACCGCCCGGAAACTGGAAAGGTTCGGCGACGTTACTAAAGGTTCCCCGACCCTGCACGTAAGCTTTGAAACTAATTGTCACGTTCGTATTCCTCTTCGCATTCCGCGAGTGAACCGTAATAAATCTCGTCCTCGCATTGATCACAGATACCGTTGCTCACGCGGTAGGCGTATCTTTCGCATCGCAGGCAAATCACGGCAGTGCTCCAATTTCGCCCTTAGCCCATTTCTCTAATCTGGATACTCGTTCTTCCAGGCTCGGGCCGTCCGACGACTTGAGCCCATATACCAACTCCAAAATCGAATCAGCCGCAGCCAGGCAAGAGGTCTCGCTAGGGCTGTATTTCGTTCCCGCTGCAACTTCCGTCCGGGCGTTAAACACCAAGGCCGTATGCTTGTAGATAAGCGCCGATATTAGGTCTCGGTCACTGCTTTTCACTTCCCTCGGCTTCTCGCCATTCGCCCGCCGCGAAAACATCAGTAGCACCTCCAGGAACTACACTCGGAACCCATTCATCAAGACACTTCACAAACACAGGGCACGACAAACACACGTCCTCAAGCTCCAATAGATCCCTATCGGAAAGCTGCGAACGCGCCTTGGTGAACCTGTCATCCCCGTGACATACAGCGGCAGACTGCCAATCCTCCGGCCTCTGCGACATGAGCCGTTGAAGATCCCGGCTCATTGCGTTATACGGGCATAATTTCCCTCGAATTGCATAACGAGGTCTCCCAATTTTCCCTGCCTATTCTTGCCTACGATCATCTGCACAAATCCGGGGTCGTCTTCATCTGTGTGCAGCAGAATCACGCAATCCGCGTCCTGTTCAATCGCACCCGACTCGCGTAGATCCGCAATCGTCGGCGCGCGAGGCTTGCCGTCCTTAACCGGCCCGCGATTCAACTGCGCAGCCACCACAACCGCCGCGTTCAACTCACGTGCAGCCATCTTGAGCGTGCGGCTAAAGTGCGCCACCTGCTCTTGTCGGGACACCCGCTTATCGGATGGCTCGATCAGCTGCAAGTAATCGACCACCAACACATCAACCTTGCCCCGAGCGCGACAGTGAGCCACGATCTGCTCAACCGTGATCTGTTCTCGGTCAACGATTTGCAGCGGTAGCCCCTTGTTCTCTTCGGTGAACTTGGCCACCCGATTCGATGCCTCAATGTCCAGTCGCCGCCGCGCCAGATCCGTAAGGTTCACATCCGCGCCCTGCGCCAGAATCCGCGTCATAACCTCGTTGGCTGACATCTCAAGCGAGATAACAACCGACTGAAAATCGCGGTAGGCGACGAACTGTGAAAGCTGCGTAGTTGCAACGCTTTTACCGACTCCTGGCCTCGCTGCGACCACATACACGCGGCCACGCTGTAGACCACCATTCAGGCGGTCATTCAGACCTGGCCAAGGCGTCGGGATAGGCTTACCGGCCTCGCCCTCATACCAGGCATTCCACGATGTGACGAGCTGGTCAAAGTCCTGCGCGGACTTCTCTGCCTGTTGTACATCACGAAAGAACTTCTCGGCCTGCGCAACCATCGCGTCCATGTCCTCGACCGGGACATCGTTAGAAGCCAATTGCCTTAGCCGCACACCTAATTCACCGAGACGCCGCAGCCGGGCCTTACCCGCAACAATCTCCGCGTACTGCAACCCAAACTCGGGGGTCGGCACCGTCGATATCAGCGTATGCAGATACGGCGCGCCGCCAACCCTGGTTAGCTTCCCCGCCCTGTCGAGCTGGGCCGCTACTGTCACCGGGTCAACGTCAACGCCGGAGAGCCAAGTATCCACAATCGCCGTGAAGACGACCCCATGGTTAGGCCGGTAGAAGTCGTCAGGCTTCAAAACCTCGGAAACCTCGGCTAAGGCTTTCTCGTTGAGCATCATCGCGCCCAACGCGGACTGTTCCGCTGTGATGTCTTTCGGAATACGGTCCTCGTCCGTCACTTAACCCTTTCTTTAACCTCAAGTAGCCAATTCTTTTGGGCCTGCCGGATGCACTCACGGCGCGTATCAGCGCTAAGGCCGCTAGGCAGATCGGGGACCGTGAACACAAACCCAAATGGCTTAAGCGGGGTTACATCCCCGGTACGCCAGCAGTCCCTAAGCACGTTCAATAGGGATTGGGTGTGCTTGTGGGTGTTCATCGCCTGCGACACCAGCGACGGCAGTAACGCCGGAGACAGATCCTTTTCCGTCCACAGAATCAGGCCACGCTTGACGTGTTCCAGGTCGATACCCTCCGCGATCAACTCGGCTGCACGCCGCGCTAATTGCTTACGGATAGCGGATGGATGCTCGACCGGCACAACCTCACGCACCAACGCCCCGGCAGCGGTGTCCGGTTCTACGTCATCGTTCCAATGGGCGTAGTCCTTCATCACATATCCGGAGCTGGTCTTTACCCAAAGCCGTTCACGCACAAGAGCGTCAATCTCTTCCCTTGTGCCTAGCTCCATGGCTACGGACTCTGAGACGTGGCCGGCTGTCCTGTCGTATCGGCAGCGCGAGTTTGCGCGCGCCCACAGCCCGATTGCTGCATTCCCAGCCGCTTTGGCTTTGGGGTGGTTCCAGAACTCCCGGTGAATCCTGCCGTTATCACTCACTCTTCATCCCTTGCCTTGAATCCAGCGCAAGCTGGCCACCAGGCCCGAACGTCGGACGATTCGGACCCTGTTTCACGCGGGTAAGTAACCCGTCCTCCCGCCTCTAGCGGGATTAGGCATTTCGGCCACCGTCTCATCACCCGGTACACGCAATCCCCGCATTTCAGACCTTCGCCTCCCCGGACACGGGCGGCCTGGTCGTGCAGCCTTATCGACTTACCTAACGGGTGCTCGCCCCTCGCAATGCGTGTCTGAATCAGCCGTTTGCGTCGCTCACTGGCTGTGGACTGTTCTGGTAGGGGTGGAACCACGTAGGCGTCATCGGGTACTTCAAATAGTCCAATCTCGGTCATCAGAAAAGAACCTCTTGAGTCACGAGGCTGCCGAATTTGGTCAGCAGCACCCAATCTGAACCGCGCCTAAGTAGCGGCACCTCTGCCGGTTCCTGCCAAGGCCGCACATGGAAACCCTCGATAGCCGCAGCATCCGGGTTATGTTCAATCCAGCCATGGCAACCCGTGGTGCCGGAGCCGCACACGGCGACTATGTTTTCTGGACTCCACGGGCCACCCTGACCGCGTTTCTTGCGGTGATGCATAGACAGGGCTCCGGAGCGGCAGCAGCGCTCACAGAACCCCTCAGAGCGTTCTTGAACTACCTTGCGGCACTGCTTTTCGTTCAAACCTTCTTATCGATCAGATCGCTAAGCCCGGTGATCTTCCCAACCAGAGCCTTAGCCGCCTCCGCGCTGATCAGTTCCGTGACACGATCACAAGTACTTTCGAGTTTCTTGACGGCATCCGGGCCGTGCAAGTCCTTGCACTTAGGATCGTTGACGGTGTTGGACATCAGCTTGAGAGCCATCGTCACGATCAGCGCCTCCGAGGGCGTCAGTTCCACCTTGAGCTTGACCATTTTGATTAAAGTCCTTTCGTAGTTAGTACCGTCAGCGGCCAGAAACGTTGTATTCCTGCGCAATTAGCCGCGCCGACGTTTGCAAACCGGACAGCTCAGACTCCAGGTCTGATTTCTTGTCCTGCGCGTATTTCATGGTGACCTCGGCGGTATCCATGGATTCCCATAGCTCGGCGTTAGCAAGTAGCGCCTTGTCTTCGCGGTCCGCGCGTGTGCCCTGCTCTGATTGGCGAGACGCCGCCAACCCGAGCTGATAGGCCCGCTTAGCGGCCAAATACTCGTCGCGAGCTTGCCGAACCACCTTGGTGCCCTTGGAAATAAAGGCCACCACATCACGGATACGCGACTCAATCTCAACCGGATTAGTCGGTTCCGCCACTAGATCACCTGCACAGGCTCTTTATGCCACCTCCGGCGAATCTGACCCCAACTAAGGCAGCTCGCGCACAGAAGCAGGTGGTCCACGAACCCGACTGCGTGCGTGGCCTTGCGGCCACACTTGTTGTCGCAGTCAGGTCCAAGCGACGGTTTCCACCAGTTGCTATTCATCGAGTGTCACCACCCCACCCACAAGAGCAGCCGTGAACGCCTTAACCACATCAGCGGTAGCAGTCTTCAACGACTTGCCCGCATTGTTCTTAGTGAACGTTGCCGCAACCCGTTCTAGATCCCACTCATTCTCGGCTGCAACGGCCCTCAAGTCGTCTCGTGCCTTATCGGCAGCAGACGGTGCCTTAGCCTTGGCGGGTGCGGCAGCCTTAGCGGCAGGACGTGCAGACGTGGCCCGCTCATGCGACTCGGCATCAGGATCGGGATCACCAGTCGGAATCATCAACGCCTGCAACAGGAATGTCCGCAGCGCCACTGATTCGGCCTTAGTCATCGCCTTATCGCCGGAATCGGCAGCCTCGCCGTACGTGACGCCGCCGAAATGATCGCCTCGTGGCCCGAATACGGTGAACTGCACCTTAGCGATGCGGTTAACCATCTTGCCGCCCTTGGCGGTCTCGTACCGTTCCGCTTCGTGCTCGATAGCGATTGGGACCACCGTCACGCCGTGCTTTCGGAGCACCGGGCCAACCGCGTCCATTACTGCATCGATGCCACGGAAGTTGAAGCCCTGCTGCGCGTTCCGCGACTCCTTGCCGATGGACCTAACCTCATCCATAACCCGGCCCCACGCCTCATGGACGGTCGGGGTCGGGTCGTAATGGGCCGGGTCTTTCAGCTTGTTTTCAAGCTCATCGAGACGCGAAATGATCGCCTCGTAAGTAACTTCTTCTTTCACTTCATCGTCGGTCAAAATCTTCCTATCCTGTGCCGCTAAGTGCGCACGTTCTATCAGCGTGGCTTACGGCTACACCCCACGCGTGACCGGAGTCTTGAAGGAATTGCACCCGCCTCAACCAGGCTATTTCCCGCCAATCAAGGGCAAGCCCAAGGGGCGTCACTAGATGCCCAAACGCAACCTGATTACGTTGATTGTGTTCGAATGCTGGCCCGATCAGATCGGCCCCCCACAAGGCGTGCCCGATAAGGCAGCTTGGTTTACCTTTCACTACATATCTGCACGCAACACCGTTGTTGTCATAGACGAACTCGGGGTAAGACGCCGCCTTTTCTCGTACCAAACGAATTAGGTTCTCACCAATTAGAGACATCAGTTCACTCCGCCATAATCCAATACGCCACGACCACACCCATAAAGAATGCGGCCAAAACTATTTCTCCGAGTAAGCCCATAGCGCATCTATTTCCTTGTCAGCTTCGGTAGCTTGCGAGCCTCGCGCACCTGTACCGCCAACTTGGCGTACTCCCAGCCCTTATTTAGATCAAGCCAATACAGATTGGAGCGAGGCCGCACATCCCGAATAGGCGTATGCACCAGCAAGCCCTTGCTTTGATCACATTTAATAGGCGTCCGCTTACCGGTCTTCTGGTCATACAGGACGCTCCGCGACGCAATCGCAACCTGAATCGTGACCTTGAGCGGAAAATCAGGCTCACTAGAACCCGTCTTATCGTCAGCCGCGTACACAATGCCAGTGGGTCGATGCAACAAGTATCGGTCCGGGTTACCGGCACTCTTCAACTCGTCATTAACCACGAACGGCTCAATAAGCACCGGGTCGAACTCTTCAATAGCCGCCTGGCGGGCTTCAATCCAAGGCTCAAGCTGTCGTGGCACATACTGCGGCTTGCGGCCCTCGTCTAGAACCTCACAGAGGCCATGGAACGCCGTACCTAACCCGCTCGCATCTTCCGAACCGCCCAATGCCTGCGCACTCGCTACCAACTCTTTTAGCGGCTTCTTGCCCTCGGGTACTGCCCAAGGATCTTTGTGTGCGGACACCAGGTGTGCGGCCTGCGCGAACAGAGCTTCTGACTTCACAACGCCCATAAGCGCTCTAGCAGCTAGCCAGTCAGACAGATTGCCCTTGTCGTCAAGAGTGCCGGCCAACGTCGAGATGCGCGTGTAGCCCTCTGCGTTAATCGGGGTCTTACCGCCCGGCTTATAGCGCAGCGGCTCCCCATTCTGCGTGATATACGGCCTACCCCAGCGGTCCCTAACAATGCTGTGGTCAGTCAAAATCCCCCACAGTCAACCTAGGAATCAAACGTAACCCCCTCTAAAATCATTCACCCCAGTTGCGACTGCCTTAGACCACGCATCAGCGTTCACAATCGTCACGGTCTGACCCTTTTCCACATACAAAACACCGGCCTCTACCCGCGCCGATTCAGCGGAATAAGCTTCCGAATTTCCCTGGTAGTCGAACACGCGAATTGTGCCGTTCACTTAGGCCCCTTAATTTCGAGAACCACGGGAAACATGCCCATGAAACCATTGCGGTATCCGCCGGTCTTAAGGTCGTAGACCTTGCCTTGCTCAAGCCGCGCCCACAGATCCCATGAATTGAAGGAACCTACTTCCCAAGCGTCATCAACAGAGAAAGCACCGCAACTAGTCGATAGCCGATTCTTACGAGTAGTGCTGGTGTGGCCATTGGACCCCGACGTGTCGTAGAGGGTGTCTTTAGACAGCACCGTGCAGTCCCGGTGCCATTCCTGGTTGCTCGTCGCGCAGGCGGAGGCAGAGATGCCCAATGCCGCGCAGATGGCAGTGATTGCAGCTGTGCGCCACATGTGTACTCCTAAAATGGTGTGCAGATACGAGAAAACCCGGCCAGCACCCCCCTAGGCTGGCCGGGTTAACCCGAAAATATTGTTAGGACTCACGAGCGTGAAAACAGTGAGTTTTCGCGGTTTGACAGGACACCGTTTGAAACAGTTACCATTAAACAGTTGATTTTAGATTGCTGCTTGTGTCCTCGACCGCAAGACTGGACCCGATTTCTTTCCTATATGCAAGGTAAAATATTGCTGTATGGGTCCACAAAGTTTAGAAACTGGGCGCTCTCTATTTTTTCTGAAAATGAAAGTTGAGTGTGATTGCTGTTCGCGCCCACTAAATTCACCATACCCCAACTAGGGGAACACTACCAACCCATCAAATTACGATGGGCTGATAGCGCGGTCCATTCACGACATCTCGCACCAATTCAGCGGGAGACTTACCCTCTACCGCCATTCCGAACACCGTGGGCGACAGTCCAGAAACCAGCGTCACATTGCCGTCATGGGCTAGTGCCGGGTAGTTACTGTTTCGGGCGTTGACGTTCCAGAACACGACGTGAGGCAGTACGAGCCCCGCAGCTGCGAACTCCCGCTTGGCCGTCTCAAAGATGGTGTCAACGGTGCGGTCGTTGCGGTAGAACCCGAACGCCGCGTTGAACTCCATATCCGACACCACGTAGAGAGTCTTGGGCACCTGGCCTGAGCGCTGCCCCGCTGCCAAGATGGCCCGGAAGGCCGCATGCAGGTCTGTTGAGCCATACCAGCCGGTCGAATTCTCAATCGCGCGCATCCGATCCGCCAGGGTCTTGCCCGCGACCTTCTCAATCTTGGGGGTGGACGAGAAGGTCATGAAGTGATCTTTGTAAGCGCCCTGATTGCGGTCCGCGAAATACAAAGCCAGCGATACCGAAACCGACATAGGCCGACCACTCATCGATCCCGACACGTCCGCTAGGACGATCCCATCGTTGCCGCGCGTGTAGTCAGGCAGATTCGCCCACAACGCATCCGCAGCCTGCGACTGACCGGCATTCACCATGTCATACAGCTCATACGGATACAGGGTCGCCGCGTTTACCTTGGCCTCGCCCTTAACAACCGAATCGAGGTAAGCCTGATACTCGGCGGGCGTGTGGCGATGGAACGCCTTAACGTGCGTCATGTGAGCGCGCGAAGGCAGCTTGCCCCAGTCAATCTCACCCCAACGCTTAGCGGACATGTCCTGCTCAAGCAGGCCGATGTGAGCCCGCAGCCGAGACAGCACCTTGCGATACTTGCGCTGATCCAGGCCGATAGCCTTACGCAGGTTTACCGCAAGATCCTTGCGTCCCTTGGACGTATCGGATGGCAGCCACTTGGCCAGCAGTGATACTGAATCGCCACGGTTGTACGCGTCGGCGTCCTTCACGAGCTGGTCGCCAATGATCTTGGCCATGCCACCTGTCACCGTCGAACCCTGATAAAACATGTCGTCCCAGCGGCCATACTCCGGAATGTGCTTAAGTACCTTGTCCATTGGAGTAAAGCCCAGGTCGGCCAAGCGCTTAAGGCAGGCCCGGAAGACAGCGCGCTCCCCCTGCCCTCCGCGCGCATCGCGCAGGTAGAACATGGTGCGGATAGCAGTCTGCGGGTCTTCCCGATACGCCTTCTCGAAAAGATCGGCAGCCTTGTCGGGGGTGTCCCGCATCGCCCCGGCAGCCGCGAAGAAATCAACCACCGCGTTGAGACTCGACGCATTCGTGACCGCGCCGTTCTCAGTGCGGGTCAGGTTGGTCTCGCGGCTAATCTCCTGCAAAAACGTGGTCACGATCTCTTACCTCCCCGAAGTTCTCTTTGTAGTCCTTAGCCGGTACGACGTGGACGTTTCCGGTTGATGGCACGTACACCAGATAGGTGCCGGGATAGACGACAACGCCCGTGCCCCGGAACCGGATTCGCCGTAGTGAGCCGTCCTCTTTGAACGTCACCGTGAGCTGCCCAAGCTTGCTCTTCTTCTCGCACGACAATGACAGCATGTAGGTCACTGCCCCAAGGTTTCTGCCGGTGACCTTGGTAGCCCATGCAACGTCTTTGGGCATGGGGACCGTCTGCACCAATCCTTGTGTCTTAGTTAACTTCTTGCTCATTCTTGTTCTCCAAACTTGCACGAGAGTCCTCCGACAGATTCGCCTGCGTAGATCCCGTGGTAGATAACGCAGGTACGCATAGCGCCGTCCACCTTGATGTGTGCGACCTCAATATTTCGATCCGAGGTTTCGGTACGGCCCGTGTCCTGCGCGCAGCCCACTAGTAGGCCGGTGAGGCCGGCAGCGACAACGCCACCGGCCACCAGCATCTTCGAACGCCTCACTTACCGATTACCGCCCTGCGGGACAACGTAAGTCGGCTGGTAAGGGTTGCCGCCCTGCGCAATCAACTGGGACTGCAAGTACGCCTCAATGGTTGGGAAGCCCGCAATCTCGGCCTGCTTCTGCAACGCTTGCTGCTTAGCCACCTCAGTCTGCGACTCCGCAGCCTTAACCTCCGCGTCGGCGGCAGCCTTTTTAGCGTTCGCCTCCGCGACGCTGGACTGCTCCTTATTGATTGCAGCCTTGAGGTTTCCGTCCATCGGCTCAGGCTTAAGCACTGTTATCTGAAAGTTTGTGAAATACTCCTGCCCGTCAGTGCGCGCCTTGGACGCGCCCGGAAGCCGTTCTTTCAGCACGTTCTGGAATTCCACACGCACCTTCTCGTCATTCCAGATCTGACGCCAAGTGTACTTCTGCGCCACCTGCGTAAGCGTCTGCTCAAGTGGTTGGCCCACAACATAATTGACCAACTGCACCCAACCATCCGACTGAGTGCCGTCCGCATTCAGCCAACCCTGATACTTAGTACCGAAGTCCCGGTGGAACTGAGACAGCTTCTCGCAATCCGAGGTCAGGTCCATGGTCACAACAACCGGCACCTTAAGCTCAGCCGGTGCCTCCGCGCCCGACACCACAACGTAAGGCTGGTGTTCCGCGCCCTTTGCGCCCGTAGCGTCCCAACTGATCTGGCGCGCCGGATAGCGGTAGATCTTGAAACCGCCAATCGGGTTGGCCTCCGAGGTTTCCGGCCCCATACAACCGATGATCTTTGGGGCGGTAGGAACAAACGCGTAGTCATCGACCTTAACTGCCGTTTGACCGGCGGGAATCTGGGTAGCGCAGGCGGAAAGCGTGAGGCCAGCGGCCACGGCGATACCGACTACAGCTGCCTTAGTGCGTTTCATACTTTGGATTGCCTCTCTAAAAATTGGTTGATTGTTGATTCGATTTGTTGTTGCCGTTTTTGGTCGTACTCGTCTTGCTCGCGAGCTAGGAGCATTCGGGCATGCTCTCGGCGTTCCTTGCGGGACAGCCACTTAACGGGATCGTTTAGCCCCGCGATAAGCCGTCCCCGTTCTCGCCATCGGACAGTGGCGTATATCGCGTAGCCGACGAGCGCGAGCAGAGCCAAGATGACTATGAGCACAAGGATTCTCACCGGCTACTCACCATCTGCCCCAAATCCTCGCGGGTAAGGAACATGGTGTTTCGTGCAATCGTGGAGTTATCACGGTCCAAACCGAAAATCTCGGTGGTACCGCCCTCGCGCTCAAGCCTGGCCCGGTAGTTGACGTGATAGTGCCCGTGAAAGAACAGGCTTGGCTTAGTCGCATCAACCACTTCGCGGACGAGGCCCCGATGAGACTCGGCTGCTAACAGGTCTTCGCTAGGGAACTCGTTACCCGAACCGATACCTGGAATCGCGAACCCGCGAGGCGCGTCATGGGCAACGATCACATCCACGCCGCCAGGCCGTGAAGCGTATTCGACCTGCTCACCGCTAAGCACCTCACCAGGCCACCAGTCGTGACCCTCGCGCCGCCACGAGCGGTCCACCGAATGTGCGCCACCTAGCGCCATCCACGTCATACCCCACCACTCCCAGCGGAAACCGCGAGGCAGATGCATGATCCGGTCTAGATCACCGAATACCGTTGGCTTACCGCCAGGTATGTTGCACTCGTCAAGCTGCGAATGATCCTCATGGTTGCCATCCACCCAGATCAGCCGCATGTCCAGCTCTTCAAGCAGTTGGTTAGACCCGAGCAGGTAGGCATAGGTCCGCTCCGATGGCGTCCAAAACCCGTAATCGCCAACATGAACTATCATGTCTGCGCCACTACGTTTGGCGTACTTAATGGCCTGCTCAGCCCAGTACGGGTTACCGTGCCAGTCCCCCGCAACCATTACCTTGTTCGGCTCCGTCACCACCATGTGACTAACCTCCATTTCACAATCCGACACCTGACGCACTCGCGTTGCTGCTTTAATCCACCCCCGGAAGGGGGCTCGGGCTTGTGCCATAACGTCCATTTGTGCCAACCAAACCGGCACCTATTCACCGCTCGATGACCTCGAGCTGAGAATGTATTGGCGGGCCACTCATCCCCTTGCCGCAATCCGGCAGACGCCCCGCCTCAGAAGCCCATTCATGTAAATGAAGCTGATACTCTTCGCGGTACGCATGACCACACCCCAGCGGGCATTCAAACATTCCTTTACTACCTTTCCTAAATGGATAAACTCATTTCCACGGCTTCCGAACTGCGACCTTTCGGTGAGTGCCGCCCACGCACCCCGGAATTGTGCGATCCAAGGTCACCTGTAGAGGCTTAGAACCATCGCGGCCATCAAAGACCACTTGAATGCCCCGCTGTTTCGCCAAAGACGCCAGCGCACGGGTGTAATCAACCGGCAGCGGCTCACGCTTGTGAGGTGGATAACGAATAGCGCAATCCAGCCAAGCATTCAGAAGAATGCGGATGCGGTTTCTATCTGCTCGCGGCAGTTCACGTAACTTTGGACCTGTGGGTTTCCCAAGATTGATAGCCATTGCCCACCTCTCGATGAAGGGATTTAGAGAAATGAGTCGGCCGGGGAGCGGAAACCCGGTGAGTGAGGCAAACCCGTATTAAGCCCCAACACAAACAGGCGTATGACCACAAATAACGCCGTTTCCAATTAGGCTCGCTCAACCCGGCCGACTAGCTGCGCGCCGAGAATCGAACTCGGAAACACCCCCCAGTCAGCGTCCCTACCTTGTAATAGATAAGTAGCAAGGGTGCGGCAGCCATTACCTGCCCCGCGCATCCTCACTGTTAGGACTAACCGTTCTACCTCCGTATCTCAGCCACGGGATACGAGTCAAGGCATTGCGTCAGACGTGTAGACGCCGCCCATACCATCGGTTTGTGCCCAACAGTGAAAGCACACAATATTCATTGCGACCTAAACTTGGCGGCGAAACGCACACCCACCCGGTATAAACGTCACAGGCGCCCCGACAACGGGGTTACTTCGTACGGCCAGCTATAAAAGTTTTTATGTGGTTGGTTGGATTAAGTTAGAGCGGATACGTCCACTCGGTCAGAAGTAGATTCACACGCGCCACAAGGCGATAGACTTTGATTTTTGCGATCCTTCGCGCTCGCGCAAACCTACTCCTGACCCCCATCCTCATATTTCAATTATCCCCCATTAAGGGGAACAATCGAAAACTCTCGTTTTTCAACAATCTCGAACCCGATGGGTTCGTCCAGATTCGGCCCAACCGGGATAAGGTTCACCTCGGCTAGGTTGTCAACAATGGCATCCGCGATTGCTGCAAGCTGGTCAAACTTGACACTCGGTAGCCATTCCTGAAGTTCGGCAGTGACCCGATGAACAACGTATCCGCGTTCGACGGGCTCGTTGGCGATTCCCGTAAGCTCCCGAATATCATTGATAGCGGTAAGAGCCTCGGCTAAACGCAACTCGGTTTCAATGTTCGCAAAGCCCATGTCACGAATCCTTATCTTCATCCCACGGAATAGTTTCCGCACACTTCCTAATCTCTTCCATCGGAACCAGCACCTTGCGTCCGTACTTGCGTACAAAGATGCGTCCTGCTCGCCGCAGCTCGTCAAACTCGGTGAGTCCGAGTCCGAGCATTTCCGCCGCCTGCCTCCTGGGCACTAGCACCGGCTCGGCAGTGACCCTTTCGACTACCGCAGTCATCCGGCCCGCCTCACAGCCGCGATGCGTCGCGGCATCCGTCGAGGGTCGGTGATCAGGTTGTTGATTGGGACATTGAATCGGTAGGACATTGCCGCGATCAGCTTGACCGTTGGACGGCCCTGCCAGTTCTTTGAGAACGACCGGCGAACTGTCGTCGGCGCTTCATAAATCTCACGGGCAAGATCCTCGCGGGTCTCAATCTTGTTGACGGCCATCAGGTTTCGAACGTATTCGCAGTCCCAGTGGATGTCTGGTGTGGTCTGTTGCACGCTATCGACACTAGCAAGGCACTTTCCAAAATTGCAAGCATGTAACTAAAAGTGGTTGTGGCATGCCATGGTGGAAAGTTCATAACCGCAGATGCAAGATAGTTGCTCACAACCGAAAGTGGTTGTACGGTTCACGCATGCGCACAGACAGTCGAGGTAACGACATACAAGTTGCCCTGAGCGATGCCCTGGGGCGAGTTGTACAGAAGAACGAAATAACCGCCGCCCTCGGACTGCCCGCTGCCGCGTACAGCCGCAAGCTTGCCGTCCGAGCCGACTTCCCCAACTTTGAAGAGCTCACAGCTATCGCAAAGCACTTCGAACTAGTCCCCGCAGCCCTGCACTACGACTTCGGGCTCATTGACGATGAGGCCATAGAGTTCTTGCGGGAGCACCGATCCGGCCACCCTACGGTGACCACAAGACGAAAGGAGGTCACCAAGGCAAGTAGGCGAGAACGACGACTAGACACCGCAAAAAGAAAGCCCCCGTTATAGCCGGGGGCCAAAAAACCAACCAACCAACCCACACACAGCGGCCCCGGTGATAGCTAGGGACCAGGGCGCTGCGCACAAGACCAGCCACGGGGGCCGTTCTTACATGTCAGTACCGACGTTGATACTCGTTACCCTAATTACGCTCTGCCTAAGCCTGTGGATTCGGCGCGCCACATGGACGACCACGTACGAACGCGCCGCGACGATAAACCTACTCCTTCAAGGCATCGCAGTAATCCTCATGTCGCCGTGGGCCTCCCAGCACATCGGCATTTGGCTCCAACACATCACCGGCTGGGCCAACCTAGAGGATTACATAGCGCACGACGCCTACATAGTGGCCGCAAGCGCAGTCGCATACAACGCGTTAGGCCGCGTAGACGAAGGCCCATATCTCGAACGATCATTCAAGCTATACGTCGAAATCCCAGCAACATTGGCAATGCCGCTCATGCTGGTCACCTTCGCGCTAAGTGAAAGCACCGACCACTACGCTGATGACTTCCTCCAGCTGCCGACCGACTTCTGGTTGGGCGCGTACTGGCTCATACTCTGCGTAACCCTTGTCCACCTGCTCGGCTACGGATGCAAGATGCTCGCAATACTCCGCGAGGACCCGCGTTCAACCTTGGTGGCCGATGCCTACTTGGTCTCGTGCCTCTGCGGCATCGCGGCCAGCCTTATCCGCGTACTCATCTCATTCACCCCCGGCATTCCCCCAGCAATCGGCAGCGGAGCAGTCTGGCTGCTCGCCTGCGCATGCGGGGCCGGATTCGCAGTTACCGGCGCAGCGTCATGGCTGGGAAAAGATAAAGAGAACGCCGAGGCCGCCGTTACCGACGACCAGCCGCCACGACGACCCGAGCCCGTGTAGGGCTTAGGGCACTAAGGCATCAAGTCCCGCGACCGACTTACGCAAAAACCCCATATCGACCTTTTGATAGTGCCTGGTAGTCAGAATGTGGGCGTGACCCAAGAACTCCTGAATAGCCCTGGCATCTACGCCATCCTCCATGAGTTGCGTCGCCGCCGTGTTGCGCGCCTCGTGTAGAAGCACCTCGCCGCGTTTCTTGGTGATACCGCACGCCGACACAAGCTCATTCCACGCCCGGTTGTCGTCACGCTGAGATACGGGCCTGCCATCGTCGTGATGCCACAACAAGTTATGCGGATTGTGACGCCCCGCCTGCTCCTGTTTGTAGACCTTCAATATCTCCACCAGAGCCTCGGTCATCGGCACAAAGCGCTCACTCGTCACGCTCTTGGGCCGCGTCCACACAAGGCTGCGATGGCACTCCCGATATTCGTAACCGGCAGGAAAATCCCACTTAGCTTGCGGGCACCACGCAGGACCACCCATATCGCAGGTACCGCCGCATCCGTGAACCTTGGTGTGGTTCTGCAACTGCCACGAAACATCCAATACGCCCTCATCCAGATAGACGCGATCCCATTCCATCCCTAGGCATTCAGCCTGCCGCGCGCCGGTAAGGAACGCGAACGCCCAACGCGACGCCAAATAGGGGCCAAAGGTCCGCCTCTCGTCCAGCTCAGCGGCGACCGTCAACATCTTCTTAGCCGTGAGCTGATCGTATGCGCCACGCTCCCGAGCCGTATATCCCGGCTTATGCACCAGTGCCACAACATTCTTAGGCACGACCTCTTCTTTCACGGCGTCGGCCACCGCCCGATTCAACACGACGTATGCCTTCTGAGCGCTACGGGGCGAATGCTCCTTTTGATTTGACCGAACCATCTTCCGCACGTGATCTGCCGTCAGCTTGTCGAGCCGGTGCGTCCCGATGTACGGGTTGATGTAGTTCCGAATCGTGGAGCGATAGTCACGCAGCGATTCAGGTTTCACCCGATCCTTGTGAATCTCATCTGTCCACTTGCGTAGCCATTCAGCAACCGTGTACCGATCCGAACTGTGCGGGTTCAGCTCACCCTTGGTTTGGGCGACGAGTAGGTCTCGCAGCTTCTCCTTGGCAAGTCTCTCGGTCTTGGCCGCGCGCCGGATTTGTCGGCGTTTTCCGTTCTCATCCGTGACATAGACGTAGGCGACGTGGTACCCCTTCGCGTCCACGTACAGGCCACCCAACCCCTTGTCGCGTCTCTTATTTTTTTCACGGCTGTCAGCCATCGTTAACTAGCCCCTCCGACTCGTAGGTCTCATCTATTGGTCTCATCTACCGGGAGAGCACGCTAGCGCTCGCTGACGCATAAATACTCCCCCACCTGCGATGTTGACACCAATCTATCAGGTGAGCTACTTACCACTACTACGGACTTTTAATCCGCAGGTCCCAGGTTCGAGCCCTGGTGGGGGCACCAGCAGCACCGCCGTCGTCACCGC